TCACTCCCGCTGCCCCCTCACCATCCCGACGACGCGGGCCACCGCGCCGCGGCGCTCCTCAAGGGTCACCGCAGAGTAGCGCTCGCCGATCGCCTCGTCCGCGTGGCCGATGAGCGCCTGGCGGACGATCTCGGAGGCGTTCTGCCGGATGAGGTTGTTCCAGGTGTGCCGGAGCATGTGCACCGCCGGCCGCCCGTCGAGCTCGATCCCCGCGGCGTCGCACACGCGCAGGATGGCCTTGCGCGCGTACACGTTCGCCACGTACGTGGCGCCGCGGCGCCTCGAGGGGATCACGAGCGGCGAGTCGCACCCGGTCTGCTGGTGAGCGACCAGCGCGCGCCGGTGCTCGCGCAGAACCTCGATGAGCTCGTCGGGGATCACGACGGTGCGCCGCGACGCTCGAGCCTTCACGTGGCCGACGATCCCGCGCCACTGCGCCCGGCGGACCCGGATGGTGCCGGCCTCGAGGTCGACGTCTCCCCATTCGAGCGCGCTCGCCTCGCCGAAGCGCAGACCCGTCCAGGCCATCGTGGCGACGAGCGCCCAGACGCGGCGCCACGGCTTGGTGACCTCGCCGCGCTGGGTCACACCGAGGCGAGGCCCGGCGGCGAGGAAGCGCCGCAGCTCCTCGATCGACAGCCCGCGCCCCTCGTCCTCGAGGCGCTCGTCCTCGCGCACGTCGCGGCGAACACCGACGCCGGCGACGATGCACGCGACGCGCTCCTCGCGGGCAAAGGTCCGGAGCACGCGCAGCCGGCAATCGAGCGTGCTGCTGGCGTCGCCGCCCTCGCGGCCGCCGGCGAGTGCCTCGCGCACGTCGTGCGGCTCGAGCTCCGCGAGTAGGTAGTCGCCGAGGACCGCCGTCCACCAGGAGACGGCCGAGGCGTAGGTCGACGCCGTGCTCGGCTTGATCGTCAGCCGCTTCTCAGCGAGCCAGCCGGCCAGCGCCTCACCGAGTCTTGCCGGTCCCGCCTCCACCACGCGCCGCCCGCGCTCGCGCAGCCAAGCGGCGCGCTCGAGCGCGCGGTGTTTCGCGGCGCTGGCCGGGCTGTCGGCCTCGATCCGTCGATCGATCTCGTGCTCTCGGCCCGTCTTCGGGTGCCGCACCTTCGCCCGGATCCGGTACACGCCGTCGCCCAGCGGCGTCACCCCCGGGTAGCGCCTCTTCGCTCGCCTCTTCGCCATCTGCCCTCCGTCGGATCCACGCGTCGACGTCGGCCGCGCGGAACAGCAGCACGCCCCTCGCCCCATGACCGTACACCTGCGGACCTCGTCCCCGGCGCACGAGCTTGGTCACCGCGCCCCGGGTGCAGCGCAGGATCGCGGCAACCTCGGAGGTGTCGAGGAGCTGGGGGAGCGCGCTGCGGTCCTCGGCGAGCTCGCCCATCAGCCGCGCGCGATCTCCAGGTCGAGGGTGCGACGCGCCGCGTGCGTCGGGACTCCGCGCAGCGGGGCCCCTGCCGTCGTCCGACACAGCTCCCCGGCACGGGCACCGCAGGTCGGGCAGGCACGGGTCAGCCCGTAGCGTTCTCGCGCGTCGCCGAGCAGGACCTCCAGCGCCTCGCGCTCGTCGTCTCGCACCCGCACGCCGGCCGCGAGCTGCTCGAGCACCGGCAGCGCGAGGAGCACGGGCACGGCCGGCTGGACCCTCAGCTTCGACATCGATCCTCCCGCCAACGCAGCATGACGCGTGCGACCGCGCGCAGGTCGACCTCCGAAAGCGCCTGCACCCCCTCGTGCTCGAATCTGGGGATGACGCGCGCCATGCGCGCCACATCCTCAGGGCGGATGCTCCGGATGAGGGCCGCGGACAGCGGTCCCCGGGACACGAGCTCGACGATCGCCTCCTGCATCAGCAGCGCGCCGGCGTGCGCGTCTGCGCACGAGGTGCAGAGGTCGCGATCCGCGTCGACCCACGCGCAGCCCTCATCACAGGCGTCGAGCTCCGTGCAGCCGCAGACCCGGCAGATCATGACGACGCCTTCTTCTTCGGCGCCTTCTTCTTCGGTGCCTTCGGCGCCTTCTTCTTCGGTGCCTTCGGCGCCTTCATCTTCGACGGCTTCTTCTTCGACGCCCTCGACGCCTTCCGCGCTTCCCGCCTGTGATGCGCGACGTCGACCCCGTAGTGCTTGAGAACCTGGCGCGGGCCAGCCTTCGCGGCGAGCGGGTCGCGGTGCGCGGCTTGAGCGAACGCTGGCGCGAGTACGAGCTCGACGAGCAACGCGAGGAGCTCGCCGCGGTCCATCGGCTTGGCGAGCTTGGTGATCCGGGAGGTGGAGTCGAAGAAGTACGCGGGGACCTTCTGCCCGCGGCTGTTCAGGACCCACCCGACCGCCGACGTCGAGGAGTGCTGAACGGCGACGCGCACGAGCGCGCGCAGCACCTCCGCGTCAAGCTCGCCCGGGCCGTCCGCGATCGCGCTGCGGAGCGTGGCAGCGCACCGCCGAATGACCTCCTCGTCGCGCTTCGCCTTCTCGCGGCGTTTGCGCTCGCGCTCGGCGTGCTCGCGCCTCCTCTCCTCGTAGTCGCCGCTGATGTCCTCGAGCGTGCCGTTGCTCGACCGCGCGCGACGCGCTTCGCGCACGCGCGCCGCACTCTCGGCGCTGTTGGGGTAGCGGTCCTGCACACGAGACCATGCGAGCTCCTCGTCGAGCGCCTCGACGAGCTCTCCCTTGGGCGTGCAGATGACCGTGAGGTCCTCGACGGCAAGCTCGCCGACGATCTCGCGCCACGTGGGCACCTCCGGCTCATCGGGATCGAGGTCCTGGTAGACCTCGGCCGGCTCGTCGAGCGTGACCAATCCGCTGTCGTGCCGGACTTCGCATCCCCAGGCGATCACGCTCTTGGCCGCGTCGCCCTCGAGCACCGTCGCGCCAGCGGCCTCGAGCTCCGCCCTCCGGGCCGTCCACCAGCCATCGACCTTGGCCTCCCAGCACGCGCCGTCGAGGCACAGGTCCTCGCCGTCGGCGTCGCCGAATAGCTCGGCCTGCGCAGCGGTGCGGCGCGGGCAGCTCGCACACGCTCCGGCGTTGGGCACGAGCTGCGCGTCGGCCAGGTCCCAGGGCGCCTCGGCGAGCACACGGCACGCCCGCTTGATCGCGGCGCGAACATGCTGGCCGCTGGCGACGCCGGGCATCCAGTGTCCGTATTCGTCGCCTTCGAAGCCGTCGGGCCAGTTCTCGACCCGGGGCCAGCGCAGGGCCGGGCCCATGTGCTCGACCGCCTGGCGCTGCGGGGCGGCGTCCAGCTGCGCGAGCGCCAGCGCGCCCGTGAGGGTGAGCAGGCCGTGCTCGAGCAGCATCCGGCCCTCGGGTCCCAGTCGCTGCAGCCGAAGACGCGCCCGAACGTAGCTCTCCGAGCGGCCGAGCTTGGCCGCGATCGCGGCCACGTCCCGACCGCGCTCGAGCAGCGCCTCGTACGCGTCCGACTCCTCGAGCGGTGCCACGTCCGCGCGCTGGCTGTTCTCGGCGACCATCGCCTCGAGCGCAGCGACGTCGTCGAGGTCGTAGCGGACGCGCACCGGCACGGTCTTGGCGCCGGCGATGGTCGCAGCGCGCAGGCGGCGAGCTCCGCAGATCACCTCGTATCCGCCGGGCAGCTCGCGCCCGTTGACCAGGCGCAGCGGCCGCACGAGCAGCGTCTGTAGAATCCCGTCGGCTGCGATCGAGTCGGCGAGGTCTTTGAGCGCGTCCTCGTCGAAGGTGCGCCGAGGGTTCAGCTCGCTCTCGGTGAGCTGGCCGATCGGGACGTCCAGAGTCTTCGGCTTCTTCGCCACGGCGCGCCTCAGAGGACCATGCGGAAGGGGATGTCGACGACCTCGGGCCGCGGGGCCTCGTGCTCCTGCAGGTCGCGCTCGAGCTCGCTCGCATCCTCGTCGCGGTCGACCGCGATCCGGGTCACGTAGCAGTGCACCGGTACGCCGGCCTCGGTGTGCCCCTGCCAGACGCGCGCGGGCACGCCGTCGAGGTAGACCATCTTCGTGGTGCTGGTGATCGTGATCTTCATGCGCTCCTCGCGTTCTCAGGGTTCTTGGGGTGCTCGGCCCACTTGCGCGCGTGCGCCGGGCAGAGGTGCTTGTCGGGTGCCGGCGAGCTCGCGCAGCGGAGGCACAGCCCGCGGCTGCAGGTGCGGCCCTGCCTCTTGCCGCGCAGCTTCCAGTCGCACAGGACCTCGCAGCGGCCGCCGCACTCGGTGCACGTGCGGCGGCGCTCGCGGGTGCAGACGATGCCGAATCCCGGGATGCCGTGGCAGGGCATCAGGCCTCCACCTCGACCGCTCCGCCGGCGACGCGCAGCCGGCTGTCGCACAGCTCGAGCACCTCGGGCGAGTGGCTGACCAGGAGCACGCGCTCGGCTCCGATGTGCGCGGCTGCGCGGCGCAGCATCGCGACGTAGCGCCGCGCGTTGTCCGGGCTGAGCGCTGCGCCGCTCTCGTCCCGGATCAACGTAAGCCCCTCGAGGTCGCCGCGGCGGCAGGCGAGCTGCGTGAGCGCGAGCGAGACCGCCTCGCCGAGCAGCACGCACTCGCCGCCCGAGTACGTCTCCGCGCCCGCCTCGCGCCCGGCGACGGTGTCGAGCACGCGGACTTCGAGCCCCTCGAGCTGGCGCTTGCCGTCGGCGCTCCTGCGCGTGGTCTCGATCGAGACCGTCCAGCGGGTCGACACGCACTGGTGCAGGAGGTCGTTGATGCTCGCCGTCAGCTCCGGCCCGGCCGCGTCGATCTCGAGCGCCTGCAGCCCGTCGCGGCCGAGGTCGTTGCCCAGGCGCGTCCACACCGCTTGGCGGCGCTCGAGGCGCACATCCGACGCGTGGAGTTCGGTGCGCCGCGCGGCCAGTAGCTGGGCGCGCTGCAGACGCTGCTCGAGCGTGGTCACGGCCGCGTGCGCAACACGGGTGCTTCGCTCCTCGGCGTCGGCCGCGGCCGCGGCGTCGGAGACGAGCGTCCCGATCGCCGGCGGGGTCTCGGGCAGCGGCGCCGCGGCGAGCGCCTCGTCGGCCGCCGCCCGACGCTCGCGCGCGTCGCGCAGCTGCGGCTCGATCTCCTCGAGGCGCGCGCGGGCGCCACCGAGGGCGGTGAGGTCTCGATCGAGCGTGGCGAACCGCTGCCGCTCCTGCTCGCGCAGCACGCGGTGCTGGGCGACGCTCGTCTGCAGCGCGTCGCCGGCGTCGGCCGCGGCCGCGCGCGCCTGCTGCAGCACCCGCGCGGCGTCGAGCTCGCCCGCGGCCGCCTCGTCGACGGCGACCCGCGCCCGGTCTAGCTCCGCCTGAGCGGTCTCGAGGTCCACGCGTCGCGCGGCGAGCTGCTCGAGCCGCCCGAGCTTGCCCTGCGCGTCCCGCAGGCCGGATGCGAGCTCCTCGATCTGCGACTCGAGCTCGGCTGCGCGCCCGGGCGCCTGCTCGGCGAGCTGGGCGCGACCGTCATCCTCCTCGAGGACCCGCCGCCCGGTGGCTCGTGCATCCTGTACGGTCTCGGCCTCGGTCACGTCGACGAGGCCGTCGCGCAGCGCGTCCACGCGATCGCGAGCGCCGCGCAGCTGCACACGGTGCAGGGCCTCGAGCTCGGCGCGCGCGCCGCGCAGCTGCTCCTCGGCCAGCTCTGCGTCGTAGCGCGCTGGGCCGAGCAGGTAGCCCGCCTCGCGCACCTGCTCGCCGGCGGCGACACGGCGCTCGAGGTCCTCGACCCGCGCACCTGCCTCATCCGCGGCGCCGTTCGCGGCCGCGGCCGCCTCCGACGCGCGCGCCAGGTCCGCCTTCGCGAGCTCGTGCGCGGTGCGCTGTTCCGCACCCGTCGCCTGCACCGCGTCGAGGTCGGCGCGCAGCGCGTCGCGCTCCTCCTCGAGGAGGCGCAGTACGTCCTCGCGCGCGAGGACCGCGCGGGTGGCCGCCTCGCGCCGCTCGAGGTCCTCGACCGCCGCCGTCGCCCGCGCCAGTCGTTCGGCCAGCTCACTCCGGCGCGCGACGCGCTGCTCGGCGTCGGCGCGCATCCGCTCGGTGGCGGCCGCCGTCGCCCGCGCCTGCTCGAGCGCCTCGCGCGCTGCGGCCAGACGCTCGTCGGCGCCGACGGCGGCCTGGCGCGCCGCGGCGAGCTCGGCGTCCAGGTCCTCGACGGACGCGGGCTCATCCAGATCGGACAAGCGCGCACGCACGACGGCCAGCTCCTCGCCGGTACTGCGGCCCCGCGCCCGAGCGCGCTCGGCGAGTAGCTCGAGGTGCTCGATCCCCAGCGCGCGTAGCAGCACCGCCTTGCGCGCCGCCGGCCGCATCCCGAGGAACCCGCGCGCGCCCTGCACCGCGAACATGGCCGACTGCAGGACCTCGGCGGGTGGCAGGTGCGCGGCGGCCCACGCATCGAACTCGCGCAGCTTCGTCGACGACAGCAGCGGCCCGCCGCCCTCGTCGACCACGACGGCCTCCGCCTTGCCGCTGACCGCGTCGACGAGGTGGCGGATGGTGTAGGTCGCCCCGTACGTCCACGTCGCCTCGAGGACCGCGTCCCGCCGCGTCGCGAGCTGGGCCAGCGAGCCGCGCGTGGGGCAGCTGCGGTACAGCGCGCCGGGCCCGGCGAGCTCGAGCAGCGTGGTCTTGCCGGATCCGTTGTCCCCGCAGACGCCGACCAGCGGCCCGGGCACGTCGTCGAGGTCGAGCTCGACGTGGCCCAGGGGACCCATGCCCTGAACGATCAGGCGATCGAGACGCACTAGGCCCCCTGCCCCGTGAACGGGAGGCCGCCGAAGTCGAACGCTGGCACGCCGTCGATGGACAGCGGTCCTTGGAACAACCCGTACGCCGCCCAGTCGCAGCCGAGCGTCGGGACGTAGCGACCGAGGCACTCCTGCTCGACCCGGAAGTCGCCCTCGCGCAGCCGCGGCAAGTGCTCCCCGAACTCCGACCGGACCCGCTCGATCGACATCTCCCGCTTGCAGGCCGGGCACGCGAAGCGCCAAGTCGCCTGGTCGGCGCCGAAGAGGTCGCGGCCCTTGCTCTCCCACTCCTCCCGGCTGACCTCACGCGGCATCGCGCACCTCCACCTCGAGCTCGCCCAGGCCCGCGAGCAGCTCGCCGGCGTAGGTCTCGTCCGGCTCGTCGGCGCGGGCGCGCCACAGCGCCTGCAGCTTGTCGGCGAGCGTCGCGGCCGCGCCGACCTCCGGGGCCCGGGCCCGCGTCTTGGCGATCACCCGCTGCTCGAGCTCGACGCGCACGGCGCCGGCGGCGAGCCAGCTCTGGCGGTAGTCCTCCGCGAGTTCGCGCGCGCGACCGCGTACGTCTGCGGGCGTCTCGTAGCGCAGGCGGATCTCCGCGCCCGCCGGAGCCACGTCGTCGGTCGCATCGACCGCGAGCGAGATGCCGTCCTCGCCGACGGCTACGTGGCCCTCGAGCAGGAGCATCGGCGCACACGGCGTCGACACGCGCTGCCAGCGCACCGACAGCAACTCCTCGACGCGAGCGTCGTCGGAGATCTCCAGAACCGCGTAGCCCTTGTCCTCGATCTCCCCGAACGCGGTGCGGCGCGGCGAGCCGGGATACAGCACGGAGGTGCCGAGATCGCCGCCGGTCGTGCCACCCTCCCATGGCTCCCATGCCTGGGCCATGTGCACGTGCCCCAGGCAGACGACGTCGGCGCAGGCGAGCTCGAGGGCGCCGAGCCCCAGCTCGAAGTCGCAGCCGACCAGCGGCTGACCCGTGGAGACCCGCGAGCCCCGCACCATCGCGTGCGCCAGCAGAATCCGCGGTCCGTCGTGACGGGCGAGCTCGAGCCCCAGCCCTCGGAGCACGTGCTCGAGCGCGGCCGCGGCGCCCTCCTCGAGGAGCGCGCGGCTGTCGACCCGCAAGAACTGCGCGAGGCTCGCGCGCGACGGCCAGGCCAGGCACGCCACGGCGACGCCGGCGACGACGTGCACGGCTGCCGCTTCCTCGACGACGATCGGGTGGCGCGTCCGGAGGCGTTCGAAGATCGAGAGGTCACGCGGCGCATCGTGGTTGCCTCGCACCATCACGACCGGCGCGAGCTCGGCCACGTCGCGCAGCCAGTCGGCGACCTGGGCGCGCTCGAGCGGCGTCGACTTGCGCTCGAAGACGTCGCCGGCGTGCAGCACCAGGTCGACGCCACGCTCGCGCAGGTCCTGGGCGATCCAGTTGTGGATCTGCACGCACTCCTCGAGCCGGCTGGACTGATCGAAGTGCGAGTCGGCGATGAGGGCGACGCGCGTCATGACGCGATCTCCCGGGCGCGCACCCGCTGCTGCCCGTCACCGGCGCAGCGCCTACATCTCGCGCCGCGGACGTCCAGGCCGTACCCGTCGCAGTCCGGACACGCGATCGAGACCAGGGTGGCGCCGGCGATGCGCTGGTAGCAGGCGCCCGCGCACTCCTCGCAGTCCACGCCGCTGTCGCCGTGCACCGCGCCCGTGCCCTCGCACTCGGGGCACTCGATGAGAACGTCCATCAGGCCCCGTCCCCGCGGCGCGCGAGCTCGTCCTCGATGGCGGCCAGGTCGGCTTGGTTCTGCGACCGGAACCGCGCCTTGTCCGGGTCCTCGATCGAGCCGCGCAGGACCCGCGCGTAGAACGCGAGGTCGCTGTCGCTGCCGGCGCTGATCGGTTCGCCGCCCATCCGCCCGAACGGCGGGAAGCGCGGCCCCTCGTCCCGATCGTCGTCGTCATCATCCTCGAGGTCGTCGTCGAGATTCTCGTCGACGGGCGGCTCGGCGGCCGGCCGGACCTGATGCACCTCCCCGGTCCGCTCGTCGACGACGACGTCGTACTGCCCCGAGTCCGGATCGCTCTGCCCGACGGGCGGCGGGGGCGCGACGCGGGGTGTTGGAGCCGGCGCCGGCAGCACCGGCTGACCGAAGAGCGCCTGCGTGCCGCCCAGGAACGCGCCCCGCACCGCGGCGGCGTTCTCTCGGCGCGTCTGCGGGTCGTCGGAGTCGCCGGTGTAGATCGGCCGCACCGCCACGATCGGCTTGCGCTGCAGCTCCGCCCGCGAGTAGCCGTGGCGCAGCCCGAAGCGCTTGCGGATCGCGCGCAGCTGCGCCTTCGTCTCTGCGTGGCTCTGCACGTGCAGCAGCACCTGGCGGATCTGCCCCTCGGCGCGATCCTCGGCTTGGCGGCGCACCTCGGACTTGGACAGACGGTTGTCTTTGTCGTTGCGCCGGATCTTGGCGGCGCAGCGCTCGATGATCTGCTCGACCTGCGGCGAGCCCGGCCGCATGTCGACCTCCTTCTCGCCGACGAAGCTCTCGAGCGCGCCGTCGAAGTGCTGCACGTAGCCGACCGCGCGCCAGCGGCAGTAGCGGGGGTCCGATCCGTCATCGAGCCGGCAAGACAGCGTCGGGTCCCATCGCACGCCCGCGGCCGCCGCGGCGCGGTACAGGACCGGGCCGCCCAGCCCGAGCTTGTCCTGCCCGTCGTCGTCGCGGCCGAGCTTGTAGGTCTCGCGCCCGACGTCGACGAGGATCGCGCTGACGGCTACGGCGACGCCCTCGGGCACCGCCTCGGCCGTGGTCGTGGGCGACACCAAGATGCACCGCTCGGCCGCGGCGCGCAGCGCGGCGTCGATCGCGCCAGCCTCGCGGTGGGTACCGAGCACGCCCTTGGGGACGCGAGCGAGCGCGGACGACCCAACCTTGTTCGTGGCGGCGCGGCTCACCGGTCGCCTCCGAGGGCCGCGGTGGCGAGCGCGACCTGCAGCTCGTTGTTCACCTCGTGGCGCGCCAGCCGCTCCACGAGCTCGGCGCGTGGCCGCGGCGCGATCCCGAACCGCGCGGCCCGCGCCTCGAGCGCGTCCAGCGCGAGCGCGCCGAGCTGCGCGCGGCGTAGGTCGAGCCGGCGCTGGTGTTCGGGCTCTCGGTGGACGCGCGCGGCGCCCTGCAACGCAGCGCGCATGTCCACGCCGCGGTCGGCTTCGGTCAACGCCGTCGCGACGACGTTCTCAAAGGTGTCCATGGTTCGATCCTCCTCTGCCATCAGGCGCGCCCTGCGCGGGTGCGCGTCAGCCATGCGGTGCGCAGCCGCAGCGCAGCGGCGCACGCGTGCTCGGCGCTGGCCCACTCGGAGGCCGGCACCCAGCGCGCTTCGGTCAGCGCCCAGACCTCGAAGCGGTCGTCGAGCAGCTGGTGGCTCGATAGCCGGCGGCAGACGAGCAGCATCCCGCAGTCCGAGCGCAGTCCCCTGTCGCGGCGGCCGCCAGCGACGTAGTGCAGCAGAACGGCGAGCTGCGCGTCGGTGAGCCTCGACCAGTTCACCGCCAGCTCCGGGGCCCGCTCAGTGTCCGAGGCATTCGCGAACCTCCGTGAGCGACGGCCGGCACTGCAGCGGGAAATCGCACCCGATCGCGCTCGTGCACGCCCACGCCACCCGCGCACCAGGCGCGCACGCGTCGAGGTGATGCGCGTCGTCGAGGCGACCGCAGAACTGCCCGCAGTCCACGATCTCGCACGGCCGACACAGGTCCGTGCAGTCGTAGTAATCGAACGGCGGTGCGCAGCCGACGAGGAGCAGGCCGAGCGCGGCCAGACGCGCGATCCACGCATGGCGTAGCCCGCGCTGTCGCGCGCGCGCGCGGCGGCGCTGGCGGCGACGGTGGTGGCGGCGCGCACGGCGACGACGATCGTCGCGGATGCTCATGAGCGCCTCCGGATGGGCATCGGGCCCGGCACCTCGTCGCAGAACACCGCGTGCTCGGCGTCGACGTGCAGGAGCTCGACCAGCTCCTGCACCGCCGCGACCCAGAGGGCGTCGCTCACGCTGGCGACGCCCAGCAGGCGGACCTTCCATCCGACGCTCGGCGCGAGCCGCGCCACCTCCACTGCGGCGACGGCGTCGACCTCGGGCCGAGCGCACGCGGCGGCTATGCGACCCTCCTCGAGGGCCATCGTCACCGAGGACCAGCTCGACAGCCGGACCTCGTGGATCACGACGCGGTCGGCCTCGAGCGAGACCCACCAGAGCTGGGTCGTCAGCGCCGTCACGTGGAGCGGCGGCTCGACGGCGTCGATGGCGGCTCGCTGCGCGCGAAGCTCGTCGAGCACCGCCAACCCCTTCTCCGGAATGGTCGGCCGCATCAGAACGGCTCCGGTTCGTCTTCGACCATGTGCAGGAGCGGCGGCGAACACACCGCCTCGAGACGGGCCAGCGCGTCGACCGGCACCTCGGCCCGCTGCTCCCACCCGCCCGGCACCCGGGCCAGGATCCTGAGAGTCGCGATCCCGCCGTCCGCGGCTCCGTCGAACTCCAGCGCCACCGCCCAGTACGGAGTCGCTGCGGCGAAGGTCGCGCGCTCGCCGTCCAGCACCATCGCCGCCGCGCGCCCTGGCTCCGCGATCGCTCGCCTGCATGTGTTCTCGTCCATGGCAGATGAGGTTGGGCGCGGGGTTTCCAGTTGTCAAGACATATGGAAAGAAATTCGGCGCCGGCACCCTTCCCTGCTCCCTCGGCGCAGCAATCGGGCGATCCGCGACAGTCGCTCGGGGTGGGCGCGATCGATGTAGATGGCGACACCCGGGACAAGTTCGCCTGGCGAGCCGGCACGATGGCGGAGCTCCAGGCCGAGGGCGGCCGCCCAGTGCTCGAGCTGTTGCTGGTCGGCCATGTCCCTGCCGACGGAGACCCGTCCGTCGGACTGACGGGATCGCGTGCGCTACCGCCGATGGCTCATGATCCACTCGGCGGGGATGACCCACTCGGTCCAATGCAACACGTCGTGGCTGGACGTGATCAGGCCCTTGAGCGCCGCTCGCTCATCGGTCGAGAGCCGCTCGAAAGGTCGCCAGTTCCGCTTGAAGTCCTGCCACTCAGGGGGGTCTCCGTGCTGCCGCCGGGTGCGCAGGTAGTCTCGGTAGTGAGGAGCCGGGGCCAAGTCCGCGTCCTCGTAGAAGAAACGCGCGTCGATGCCGAGGGCCTGCACGACGCGACCGATGGTTTTCGCCGACGGCGCCGAGCGGCTCCCACTCTCGAGCTTGGAGACCATCGACGGATGCATGCCCAGCATCGCGGCGATCCGGGCTTTGGTCGCTCGCGGGTGATCCGCCGACAGCTGTTCGAGCAGCAGGACAAGGCGCTCGAGCGGTAGCTCTTCAGGGTCCACGACCCAACCGTGCATCGCATTGCCTTTCCATGTGTCTTGACATTTGGAAACACCCCAGGCACACCGGGGGCTATGCAAGCGCTCGAGCGGATGCGTCGTTGGGTGGCCGAGCATGAGGCCGCGGGGTTGAACCGGACTCAGGTCGCGGCCCTGATCGGCTGTTCGGAGGGTGGGCTCAGCCGCGTGCTCAGCGGAACCCGCGGCGTCGGGGGACGGATGGCCGCGCTGATCGAGCGCGCCACCGAGGGGTGGCACGAGGGCGCGATCAGAGCGGTGGACTGGTACGAGACCGCGGACCCGATGGACGCCACCGCGGAGGGCTAGGTGCCCAACCTGACCACGAGCGCCGCGACCGCAAGGTCCCTACCGAATCGCGTTCCAAATGAGGATCGCGCACACGAGCACAAGGAACGTGGCGAGTCCGGCGCCGACAGCCCCGACTGGGCCCTTGGGCGGGCGAGCGGGCTGAGCAGGCGGGTTGGGTTGCTGGTGAGGTCCCTGAGCAGCGTTGCTCGCAGCGCGCAGGGCTCGCTGGTTGGCGTTCCTGACCTGCGCGGGGATCGTGATGAGGTCGACGATCAGACCGAGCCCGCAGAGACCCACGGTGAAGAGGTAGAGGAGGCCCATCCCGGCCTGCCCCAAGTAGAACTTGTGGGCGCCAACCGCTCCCAGGAAGAACCAGAGCAGGTACGCGACCCCCACGTCCTTTTGCGGAGCGCCCTGGACGACGACGATCTGCGGCCCGGACATGGATCGATGATACGTGACGGCACACGCCGCCGTCATCCGGGGGCCGAGTGACGAGGGACGCCGCCGCGCTCAGCTTCGTGGAGACCGGCGAGCTCGACGTCGAGCGCGCGGCGGCATGGCTCGCCCGTTGTCGCGACGTCGACGACGTACGCGACGTGCGCGACAAGGCGCGGGCGATCGAGATCTACCAGCGCGCGCGCGGCGCCTCACTGGCTGCGCAGCAGGACGCGGCCGAGATCGCGCTGCGCGCCGAGCGCCGGCTTGGCGAGCTGTGCGTGGCGGTCCTCACGCCAGGCAGAAAACGGTCGCACGATGCGACCGTTTCTCTTTCAGACCTCGGCATCTCGAAGTCTCAGAGCTCTCGCTGGCAGAAGCTTGCGGCGATCCCCGAGTCGGACTTCGTCGCCCACGTGGGGCGGGTACGCGAGCGCGGCGAGCGGCTGACCACGAGCGGCACGATCACGGCGACGAGCTGCGCCGAGCACGCGCGCGCGGTGGCGCTGTCGCAGTGGAACACGCCCGACGACCTGGCCCGCCGAATGGTCGAGCTCGCCGAGCTGGCGCCCAACGCCTGCGTGCTCGAGCCCTCGGCGGGCACCGGCGCGATCGTGCGCGCGGTGCGCGAGGCGCTGCGCTACGCGCACGTGACGGCCTACGAGCTCGACCCGGCGCTCCTCGAGGACCTGCGCGAGCACGCGCAGGTCGTACACGAGGGCGACTTCCTCGCCGCGCCGATCCCCAGCCGGCGCTACGACGCGTCGATCCAGAACAGCCCCTACGAGGGCGGTCTCGACGGACGCTTCCTCGAGCGGGCCATGGCCTGCGCCGGCGTCGTCGTCGCGCTGCTGCGCACCAACGCCCTGCACGGCAGCGACGAGCGCGAGGGGCAGGAGGGCCGCTACGAGCAGGTCTGGTCCAAGGTCAGCGCCGGGCAGTGGGCGCTGACCCATCTGCGCTACCTCCGCAAGCGGCCGCAGTTCGAGAGCGCCGCGGCCACTCAGGTCGGGGCCAAGAGCGACTTCGTCGTCGTGCGGCTCGAGCTCGCCGAGGACGGCTTCGCTCGCCGCGGCACGGACGTGGACTGGTGGTGATGGCCGCGCCCGCACGAGGCCCCCGCTGCGCGCTGTGCGACGAGCCGGCGACGAACGGCCGCTACGGCGAGACGGGCCGCTGCGATGCGTGCGCGGGCCATCACCTGTCGGGCCGCGACGCGCTCGTGCACCCGACCACTCGCTACGATGACGACGTCGCCGCGCAGCTGTGCGTCGCGGCGTTCCCCGACGGGATGACGCTCGAGCAGGTCGGCGAGGCGCTCGGGCTGACGCGCGAGCGGGTGCGTCAGATCGAGAAGCACGCGCTGCGCCGGATCGCGCTCAAGCTGCGTCAGCTCCGGTCTCGGGCACCCGCCGGCGCGCTGGAGATCGACGCGCTGGCCGCGCGGTTCGGCCACGCACCTGGCGAGGGCCTGTCGCGCCTGCAGGCCTGGCACGACAGCCCGTCGGGCCACCCCCGCCGCGGTCTCGTCCGCCGATCCCCCGTTCGGCCGTCCGAGCAGCCGGCGCCACCTCGCCCCGACCCCCCCCCCACGGGGCGGACGGTGGCGCCGGCTCCTCAGGCGGTCGAGCCCCCACCCAGTGCGCCCTCGCGGCGCGGAGGAGGACCCATGTACAAGCCACGACGGTGCGCCCATTGCGATTCACCATTCGATCCGACCGGGGCGCGGCAGCGCTACTGCGACAACGACTGCCGGAGCGCGGCCGCCGCGCAGCGCGAACAGATGTGCGAGGACGTCGCGCAGGACGACGGGGAGAGCCCCGACGAGCCGATCCCCGCCGACGGCGCGCGCACCAACGGCGCCGCCATCGGCGAGCGGCTCAACGCGCTCTTCGACGGGTCTCAGACCGGTCCGTACGGCCCGACGCTGCTGCTGGAGAGCGCGGGTTACCGCGTCGTCCACCGACAGAAGGTCCCGCGCGGCGAGCTGCTGATCGTCGAGCCGTCGAGCTGACGCCCATGGCAGCGGAGGAGCCCAAACCCACGCGCGCGGGGCCGGCCGGCGTGCCGCGGACCGACCCGAGCGCCACCGCGCACGAGGTGTACTGCGCCGCGTACGTCCCCCGCGCGTGGGTCGCCAAGCGGCTGTGGTGCATGGGCCTGCGCACCGAGCTGCTGCAGCACGCCGAGCGCTGGGAGGACGCTGCGACGGCGTGGGCGGAGGTCGAGCGCCTCGCGCTCGTGCTGCCGCTCGCGCTGCTGCGCGGCGCCGCGCACCTCGAGGTCGCGCAGGTCGCCGCGATGTGGGTCCACGCGGCGCTCGATCTGGGGCTGACCGAGCGCGAGCTCGCGGGCGTTCGCGTCGCGCTGTCGCTCGCCGTCTCGGAGCTGCGCCCCGACACCGACCAGCTGTCGCGCTTCCGCGATCGAGCCGCGATCTACGCCGATCGGCTCACGGCGCGGACCCGCCGGCCGACGCCGCGCTCGCGGTTGTTCGTCGCCGCAGCGGCGACGGCCGACCTCGGGCTGTGCCGGTGGGGCCGGGGTCTGAACGCCGCGATCGACGCAGAGATCGTGGGCGATCAGCTCGAGGCCCTCGTCGGCGAGCTCGCAGCGGCCGACCAGGGCGAGCTGTTCGCCGCGCGCGTTCACGCGGGCGGCTTCATCGCCGCGCGCCTGCGCGAGGCGCGCGCGCAGTTCGGCTGGAGTCAGAACCTCGATCCGAAAGCCTTGCGCTTCGAGGACGCGTGACGGTGGACGAAGCGCTGGCGCGCTGTCGCGCCCGATGGACGCACCCGCCGCTGGATCGACGGGACGTCGAGGAGCGCGTCGCGCTGCGCTACCGCGACGCCGCCGCGCCGCCGCTCGTGACGGTCCTCGCCACGCCGCCCGCGTGCCGCATCTTCCGGCTGCTGCAGGACGATGAGGAGCCGCGCCGTCGGCGGTGGACCAGCTGCTACGTGCACCGCCTCGAAGAGGTCGACCAGGTGCTGGGGTTGCTCGAGGAGCGTGCGCGCGAAGCGGCGAGGCGTGCTGCCTGATGGGGTCGTTGTGGGAGTGGGTCCGACGCATGCGCGACGTGCCGGTGGCACAGGTCGCGCGCGCGCTCGGCTGCAAGGTGACCGAGAAGGGGAGCAACTGGCGCATCGGTCCGTGCCCGGCGTGCGGCGCAAAGCAGCGCGGCGGCCGCCGAAAGGACAAGCGCGGCGCGGTCGGCTCGCCCAAGCGGGCGCCGGCGGGGTGGCGCTGCCACGCCTGCCAGGCCGAGGGCGACACGCTGCACTGGATCGCGCTGTCGCTGACGTCGGCGCGCATGGGCGAGCTCGACGACACGCAGCGCGACGAGGTGCGTGCGTGGTGCGAGCGGTTCTTGGGGCTCGACGGCCAGCCCCCGATCTACCGCCCCGAGCCGCAGCGCTCGCCCGCGCTGGTCTACCCGCCGGCCGACGAGCTGCTGCAGCTGTGGGATGAGCTGTGCGGGCCGGTCACGGCCGATCGTGAGCTGCGCGCGTGGCTCGAGCAGCGCTGCATCGATGCCGAGCTCGTCGCCGAGCTCGACCTCGCGCGCGCGCTGCCTCCGGGCGCCGCGGGCGTCTCGCCGCGGTGGGCGGGGTTCGAGCCGCCCGAGGACAAGCCGGATCAGCCGTGGCGGAGTTGGGCGGAGGCCGGCTTCCGGCTGCTGCTGCCGCTCTACGACGTGCGCGGCCGCATGCGGAGCCTGATCGCGCGCACCGCCCGTCCGGACGCGCAGCTCAAGAGCGTCAGCCCCACCGGCTATGACCGCTCGAGGCTGCTGCTCGCCGACGGGCTCGGCCGCGAGGTCCTCGAGCGCGGCCGCGCTCCGGAGGCGCTCGGCGAGGCGCCCCGGGTGGTGATCGCCGAGGGGGAGACCGACCTGCTCGGCTGGGCGACCGAGCCGCGGCCGCTCGGCGCGATCGCCGTCCTGGGCATCGTCTCAGGCTCGTGGACCGCGGCGACGGCTAAGCGGATCCCGACGCACAGCACGGTGGTGATCGCCACGGACGCGGACGAGGCCGGCGACGCCTACGCGGAAACGATCCGCGCGTCGCTCGCCCGGCGCCGCTCGATCGCGCTCGAGCGCTGGCGCCCGAGCCACGGCGAGGACGCCGGCGACGTCAAGCGCGCCGGCGGCGAGCTGTGCGCCCGCGGTGAGCCGGTCGGCGAGGAGCCGCCACCCGAGCCGCCCGCCGCCTTCCGCGAGAGCGTGGGCGCCGGCGAGCCGCTGCGCAGCGTGGAGCGCTTCGCGCCGTCGCCGGTCGCCGACGGCGTGGCGGTCCCCCACGGCTACCGGGTGACGTCGGAGGGAGCGGTCTGGACGGACCCACCCGAGGGCAGCAAGAGCGGCCCGCGGCTGATCGCCTCGCGCGTCCCGCTGCTGCGGCGCGTGCTCTACGACCCGGCGACCAAAGAGGAGCGCGTCGAGGTCACCTTCGAGCGGCGCGGCGTGTGGCGCAGCGCGATCATCGACCGCGCGATCATCAGCGTCGGCGGGCGCGACACCGCGCGCGCCCTCGGCGCGGTCGGCGCCCCGATCGAGCCCCGCACGTCGCGCGACGTCGCGCAGTGGGTCGCGAGCCTCGAGGCCGCCAACGAGCGCTCCGTGCCCTACGCGACCGTCACCACCCGCTCGGGCTGGCACGAGCTCGAGAGCGGTCGGCGCGCGTTCGTGCTCGGCGGGGTGGCGCTCGACGGCACCGGGCAGAGCGACGACGTCGTCTTCGACGATCGCGTCGACGCGGCCGGTGTCGCGACCCACGTGCGGGCGCACGGCGATCCGGCCGAGCAGCTCGCTCTGGTCCGGCACGGAATGCGCGCCTCAGACGCCCTGGCCTGCGGGGTCTACGCCGCCCTCGCCGCACCGCTCCTCGAGCGGGTCGGTGCGCCGTGCTTCGTCTTCCATTTCGTTGGCCCCTCGAGCCGGGGCAAGACCACCGCGCTCGGCGTCGCGGCCGGGCTCTACGGCTCTCCAGAGGTGCGCGGCGGGCAGGGGTGGGTCTCCAGCTGGGACACGACCAGCGTTGGCCTCGAGCACCGGGCGGCGCTGTCGAGCGACCTGCCGCTTTGCCTCGACGAGGCGGGCCTGGTGCCGGCCGAGCAGCGCGAGCGCGACACGTACATGCTCGTCGCAGGCCAGGGCCGCACGCGTGGCGCCGCCCGCGGGGGCCTGCGCCACATGCAGGCCTGGCGCACCATCGTGCTGTCGACCGGCGAGGACGCGCTCGTGCGAGAGCGCTCGCATGCGGGCGCGCAGGTCCGCGCCCTGCAGGTCCGCCTCGACGGGCTGGGCACCCTGTCCGGTGCCGACGTCGCCGACCTCGGCGCGGCCAGCCGCCAGCACTACGGCCACCTGGGCCGACGCTTCGTCGAGCAGCTCCTGGGCGTCGCGGACGCTGAGCCCCTGCGCCTGCGCTACCGCGCCCACGAGCGGCGCTATCGCAAGCTGCTGGGACAGCGCTCCGCGCTCGAGCAGCGCCAGGCCGAAGCCTTCGGTGCGATGGCGCTGGCCGAGGAGCTCGCGGCCGACTGGATCGGGCTGCAGGCCCCAGGCGCCGTCGGCCGGCTCGCCGAGAGCTCGGAGACCCGCGTGGCCGTGGTGCCAGAATGGCAGCGCGCCTTGACCGCCGTCGCGGAGTGGGTGGCCAGCGAACCGGGGGCCTGGCCGAGCCTCGATCCCGACACCACCGGCACCAAGCGGATTGCCCAACCTGAGCGAGACGGCCCGCGCCTCGCCTCCCGTTTCGCCGGCTTCCGTGACCGGATCTACGTGCGCGAGCAGCCCCGGGACGTCCTGTTCATCGTGCCCGAGATCCTCGACGAGCGCCTCGACGCCCGGGGTCTCGCCACCGGCACCGTCGCGCGCGAGTGGGCCCGCGAGGGCGTGCTCGTCACATCGACGACGGGGAGCAAGACCCGCCTGCGCCAGCGCGTGCGGCTCGAGGGAGCCCGCGCGTGGTTCTACTGCCTCGACGTCGATCGCATGGCCCAGCTCCTCGGGCCGGACGAGCCGGGATCACCTCCGGATCCGGGTGATCCCGGCGGTGATCCCAGGGGTGCCCAGCGCAACCCCGCGCAATCACGGGGTTTAGCCGAGGGTGGGATCACGGGATCACTGGGATCACCAGAATCGAGGGGTCACGCCCGCGCGCCCGCCCGCGCACCCGCAGGCGCGCACGCGGCGGCGCGCGCGCACGCGCGCGAAGGGGACGAAAATATAGTGATCCCAGTGATCCCACCTAAAGAAGATGAAGGATCTCATCAGCTTAGGTTGGGATCACACCCGGGATCACCTGGGATCACTCGCGAAAGCGTGATCCCGGGGGCCGGAACCCCCATCGCACCCAAAGACGAGTTCGCAGCCCAGTTCGAGGACGATTGGACATGATCCCCACAGAAATCCCGGACGGGTTCGCGGACCTGTGCGGCAAGGCAGCCAGAGCCCAGGGCGTGCCGGGCAAGGTCCACAGCTACGAACCGGGCAACGAGTCCCTCCGGGTCCAGCTGGGCTTCGAACAGGAGGGCGGCCTGGTCCTCGTGTCGCCAAGCCTGACGCACATGGTGGCGCAGCTGGAGAGACTGGCCGGGGTGGATACCCCGGGGGGTCGGAAGGTAGATGGCGGCCGCTCCGCGAGCACACCCGACGAGGGCACGTGCTAACCGGCGACGGCTCCGGATTCGCCCGGGACCTCGCCGGGCGGGCACACTCGGGCCGGTGGCGTTGACGCACAAGCAGCGGCGGTTCGCCGAGCTGTACCGAGGCAAGGGCACGGGCATCGACGCCGCCCGGCGCGCCGGCTACGGCGGCGACAAACAGACCTTGAAGGTCACCGCCTCGCGGCTGCTACGAGAGCCCGAGGTCCTCGCGGAGATGGCGCGCGTGCAGGACGCGGCCGAGGGTACAGCGCCAGCGTCGGAGCTCGAGGAGGTGCAGGAGCTCGCCGCGAGCCGGCCGCCCGAGCTCAGCGCACGGCACGAGGCGTTCGTGGCGGCGTACGTCGGCGAGGCCGCGGGCAACGCCACCGAGGCGGCCCGGATCGCGGGCTACAAGAGCTCGGGCAAGCGCCTCCGCGACCGCGCGGCCGCGGTGCTCGCCCGCGAGGATGTCCAGCGCGCCCTGGCGGTGGCTCGAGCGAAGACGCGCGCGGCCGCGGTCGCCGATCGGCGCGAGATCGAGGAGCGGTTCACCGCGATCCTGCGGGGCCAGGAGGGTGCGACGCCCACGCAGATGATCCGCGCGGGCGAGTCGCTGTGCCGGATGCGAGGCTACTGGCACACGCTCGGCAACTCCCTGCCCGACCTGCCGATCCCCGACAACAGCTCGGGCGCGGCGATCGTGGTGTGGCGAGGCAACGGCCGCGGTCCGCCCCCGGAGTGAGCGTGGCCGCGCCGGCCGAGACGTACGAGGAGCCGACACGGTGGGAACCGCAGCCCGGGCCGCAGACGCAGTTCGCGGAGTGCTCGGCGGACATCGCGGTCTACGGGGGGAGCGCCGGCGGCGGCAAGAGCTTCGCCTTGATCTACGAGGCGGCGAAGTGGATTCACCTGGGCACGTACCGGGCGATCCTGTTTCGCCGAACCGGCCCGGAGCTAACCGGCGGGGGCGGCCTGTGGGATGAGTCCAAGCCGCTGTACCGCGCGCTCGGCGGACGCTTCCGCGAGGGCGCCCACCTCGACGTCACGTTCGACTCGGGCGCTCGGGTCGAGTTCCGTCACCTGCAGCGCGAGCGCGACGTCACGAGCCACAGCGGGCGGCAGTACGCGTACGTGGGCTTCGACGAGCTGCAGACCTTCACCGAGCGGCAGTTCTGGTTCTTGCTGAGCCGCTTGCGCTCGAGCTGCGGGGTCCGGCCGTACATGCGGGGGACATGCAATCCCGACCCGGATAGCTTTCTGCGGACGCTGCTCGACTGGTGGATCGGGTCGGACGGCTACCCGATCGAGGAGCGCTCGGGCGTCATCCGCTGGCTCGTGCGCCAGGACGACAGCATCTACTGGTACGACTCGAAGGCCGAGGCCCTGCGAGCCCACCCCCACGCGGCGCCGCTGTCGCTGACCTTCATCGCGGCGCGGCTGGCCGACAACCGATTTGTCGACCCGACCTATCGGGCGTTCCTCCGTGGCCTGCCGCGCGTCGATCGCCAGCGGTTGCTCGGCGACGAGGCCCGCGGGGGCAACTGGGACGTCCGCGAGGGCGCGGGGCTGGTCTTCCGTCGCGAGGACTTCGTCGTCGCGGACGCGCCGCCGGCGCGGATCCTGCGCACGGTGCGCGCCTGGGACAAGGGCGCGCGGCCGCCGACGGCGGACTACCCCGATCCGGACTGGACGCGAGGAGTCCGGGTGTCGCTGTGCGAAGGCGGATACCTGTGGATCGACCACCTCGTGTCGCTCCGCGATGGGCCCGCGCGGGTGTTCCGGGCGATCCGGCAGACGGCCGCCGGCGGCGACCTGATCCCCCTCGACGGCGGCGAGGTCGGCGCGGTCGGCGCGACGGACAGCAGCGCCCGGGCGTGGCCCGGCGACGGGCCCGCGTGCACGGTGGTGCTCTGGCGCGATCCGGGCGGCGCGGGGATCGTCGACACCGAGACGACGCAAGACGTCCTGGCGGGGTTCCCGACCGAGGTGATCCACTCGGCGAGCTCGCCGGTCGAGGGGCCCAAGCGCAAGGGGCGAGCGAAGCTCGACTTCGCCAAGGTGTGGAGCCGCGAGGTCGACCACCGCCGCGTCTACGTCAAGCGCGCGCCGTGGACCGGTGAAGTACTCGCGGAGGCGGACGCGTTTCCGGACGGCGCGCACGACGACATCATCGACGCGGTCAGCGCCGCGGCGCAGGTACTGATAGGCCCCGGATTTGCGTTCCTCGAGGGGCTCTCGGAGGCTGTGAAGCGATGGCAGTAGAGGAGCCCGAGGGCCCACTGACGAAGCTGCGCCGCGACGCGCTGGCGACGATCCGAGGCTGGTGGAACCCCGCGACGGGCAAGGGCGACCCGGCGCGCGACAAGCGCGCGGGGATGCTGTGGGCCGGCGGGGTGCGCATGCAGCACCAGCACCTGCGCTCGCTGTTCGACTACTCGGACCTCGCCCACACCATCGTGACGGCCCTGCCCGAGTGGGGGCTGCGGCACGGCTGGCAGCTGCAGCTCGACGCCCCGAGCGCCGGCGACGACGCGTCGCCTGCGCGCGAAGCGCAGACCATCCGCCGCGCCGTCCGCAGCGAGGAGAAGCGGCTCGGTCTCGCCGCGTGCGTGCAGGAGGCGGCGACGTGGGGCCAGCTCTTCGGCGGCGGCCTGATCCTCATCGGCGCCGTCGACGGGCGCCCCTCGTCGGAGCCGCTCGACGAGTCGACGCTGCAGGAGATCGAGTGGCTGCGCGTCGTCGACCGTACGGAGGTCGTGCCCGTCGACGTCGACGACGACCCTGGCAGCCCCCGGTTCGGCGAGCCCGATCGGTACGAGGTGCAGGAGCACGGGGCGTCGGGAGGCTCGGCGCGATCGACGTGGCACCACAGTCGCGTGGTGCGGTTCGGCGGCACGCGCACGTCGCGCCGCACGAGGCGCGAGAACTTGGGCTGGGACCTGAGCGTGCTCGATCGGGTCGTGGCGAAGCTGTCCCTGCACGACGGGATCTGGGACGACGTCGGCGCGATGATGGCCGACGGCAGCCAGGGCGTCTGGAAGATCAAGGGCCTGATGCAGTCCATCCGCGCCGGCCGCCGCGAAGACGTCGAGGCGCGGTTCGAGCTCGCCGATCAGACGCGCAGCCTCTTCCGCTCGATCCTCCTGGACACCGACGGCGAGGAGTTCGACTTCCGCCACCGGCAGTTCTCGGGCTTCGACGGGCTACTCGCGCAGAGCGCGATCCGGACCTCCGCCGCGGCGCAGATGCCCGTGACGGTCCTGTTCGGGCAGAGCCCCGCCGGGATGAACGCCACGGGCGAGTCGGACATCCGCCTCTGGTACGACCGCGTCGAGACCTACCAGTCCGACAAGCTCGAACCCGGCGTCGCGCGACTGACACGGCTGCTGTTCCTCGCCAAGAACGGGCCGACGCGCGGCGTAGAGCCCGAGGGTTGGAGCGTGCAGTTCCCGCCCGTCCGCCAGCCGACCTCGCAGGAGCGCACCAACGAGCGCCACCAGCAGGCGCAGACCGACCTGCTCTACCACGACATGGGCGTGCTCGACCCCGAGACGATCGCGGCCGCGCGCTTCGGGCCGCACGGCTGGAGCCCCGACACGGTCGTCGATCCGACTCGGCTGGAGGAGCCCGAGCCCGAGCTCGACGACCCCGAGCTCGACGACCCCGAGCTCGACGACCCGGAGCCCGAGCCCGAACGCGAGCCCGAACGCGAGCCTGCACCGGAGCCGGCGGACCCCGACGCCGAGCGCAAGGATCCGCAGTCGGCGCTCAACGGCGCGCAGGTGAGTGCGATGCAGGGGATCGTCAACGCGGTCGCGGCCGGCGAGATCCCGCGGGCCACCGGCGTGGCGCTCATGACGCTGGCGTTCCCGATCAGCGCGCAGCAGGCGGAGGAGGCCATGGGCGTGGTGGGCACCGATGCCTGGACGCCGCGCGCCGCAGCGCCCGCACCGAGCCCGCCGCCGCCGCCCACACCACCGACTCCCGAACCTCCGCTCCCTCCCGAGGAGGAGTAGGTGGAGATCCCGCTCGACGAGAAGTGCACCGAGCAGCTCACCGTGAAGGTGGGCAGCACGCTCGCCGCGGCGCTCGAGCGCGAGGCGCGCCGCCGTGAGGAGCAGTCGGGGCTGCGCATCTCGCGCGCCGAGCTGCTGCGCAAGCTGCTCGTGGCCGGCCTCGAGGCCGAGGCAACGCGCGCGCGCACGTAACCGAACCGGTCGGTACTGCGCCAGGGAAACAAGGATTTCTTTGTTTTCCTGGCAGCCGGCCAGCTCGGACGGCTACCCCCATCGACGTGCGGCGCCAAGCACGGCTGAGCTTCGAGCGGCTCGATTCCGACGGAATCCAGCGCACCCCCCAGGGTGGGCTGCGCATCCCGGCGCGGATGACCCGCACCGGGGTGTTCGTGTACCGAGACGCGCTGACCGGTCGCGAGCGCCGCGAGCTGCGCCACCCCGACGACGTCTTCGCGCCGTCGTCGATGGCGTCCCTGCGCGACGCACCCGTCACCGACCTGCACCCCGCGGGCCTTGTCACCGCCGAGACGTACAAGCGCGACGGCGTCGGCCACGTCTCGGGGCTGCCGCGCCGGGACGGGCGCTACGTCGCCGGCGAGGTCGTCGTGCAGTCGGGTGACACCGTGCGCCGTGTCGACGCCCGCGAGCGGGTCGAGATCTCGCTCGGGTACACCTGCGAGATCGAGGAGCGCGGCGGCGTCTACGAGGGCGAGCGCTACGACGTGCGGCAGCGAGAGATCCTCTACAACCACTGCGCGCTCGGCCCTCGCGATTGGGGACGCGCCGGCAACGAGGTGTCTCTGCGTCTCGACGCCGGCGACGCCGCCGTGCAGGTGCGCTCCGCGCCGACCCCACACCTTCCGCCGTCGGCGCCCACGCCGCGGCCGCGCACGATGAGGATGGACATGGCCGATACGATCCGGATCGACGGGATCCCGTACGAGGTGGGCTCGCCCGCGCAGATCGAGGCGCAGGCCGCCTTCGAGCAGCGGACCAAGACGCGCATCGACACCCTCGAGCGCGAGCTCGCCGACGCGAACAAGCGCGCCGACGAGGCGAGCGGGCGCGCCGAGACGCTCGACGCGGAGCTCAAGAGCACCAAGACGAAGCTGGACGAGGCGACGTCGCCGGCGCGCCTCGACGCGCTCGCGGTCGCGCGCGCTCGCTTCCTCGAGGGCGCGCGCAAGATCCTCGGTAAGGACGCGCGCCTCGACGGGCTCACCGACCGTGAGATCCGCGTCAAGGCGATCGTCACCCGCCAGCCCAAGCTCGACGGCCAGCTCGCCGAGGCGTCCGACGACTCCATCCGCGCCCGCTTCGACACCCTCGTCGAGCTCGCCAGCGACGCGTCGGCGCACGGGCCGAAGATCACCCGCACCCGCGTCGACGAGGTCAGCGACCGCACGCCGCCGCCGACCGAGCCGCGACCCGACGAGACACGCCTCGACGCGATCCGCCGCGCCAACGAGGAGTTCTACCGCGAGGACGCGGTGAAGAAGCGCTTCACGCTGCACCGCTAGCCGCCGCCCACCGAGCCAGCCCGACCCACCGACGACCGAGACCACCCGCCGACGATCCCCACCGCAGGAGCCACAGACCATGCCCAGCGTTCAGACCACCCAGCGCCTCGAGGAGCGCATCGGCCGCCACGGCGCCGCGTTCGACTCCTCGGTCCGCTCGCACAGCCGCATCGCCGACGCCGCGATGCGCCCGGGTGACGTCGCGATCCGCGCCGCGGAGGCGTCCGAAGGCGACCTCGAGGCCACGCCGCTCACCGCGCCGGCCGCGGCCGACGCCGATGCCATCGTCGACGCCGCGCCCACCGCGGCGGGCGCGCAGGAGCTCACGGGCGCCGCGCTCGACGGGGTGATCGGCGCCGAGCCGATGATCCCCGCCCGCAACCTGACCGTGGATACCAACAGCCACGCGGACTGGGACGACACCGACATCACGATCGAGGGCGAGGATCCCGAGGGCAACGTGATCAGCGAGGTCTTCGAGGTGTCCGACGGCGGCGGCGACTCGCTGACCGGCAGCCTGCTGTTCCGCCGGGTGACCAAGGTCAGCGTCCCCGCGCAGTCGGGCACGAGTGGCGTGCTCGACGTCGGCACCGGCACCGACCTCGGCGAGCTCAGCAGCCGCGACGTCGCCGGGCTCGTGCGCTACCTCGCCGCGCGCGAGGTCGCCGACGTCGACACCGCCGAGTACGCGGCCGGCGAGACGCTCAACATCGTGCACCGCGGCCCGGTCTGGCTCGAGGTCGAAGAGGACGTCGCCGACGGCGAGCGCGTCTTCGTCCGCCTGGTCACGTCGGGCGCCGAGGTCCTCGGCGGCTTCCGCCGCAGCGCCGACGGCAGCGCCGGCGCGCCCGACGCCGTCCCGATCAAGGGCTGGCGGTTCCGTGGCGCGAGCATCGATCGCGACAGCGTCAAGCTCGCCATCGTCGACATCCCCTGATCGAAAGCAACGCGACCCAGCAGGAGACCCCCAGCATGATTTCCCTCGCAACTCGGATGATCGCCGAACGGTTCCACGAGGTGATGCCGCGCGGCGCGATGGTCCACCTCGACGACCACGGCTTCGTGCGCATCGACGCCGCCGTCGCGACCGCCTTCATCGAGCAGGAGCTGGAGTACGTGAAGATGCGCACGTACGACATCCGGCGCGTGGCGCTCAAGATCCGCACCCTGCTGCCCGTGTCGTTCGAGGCGCACCCGGGCGCCGAGGTGATCGCCTACGACAGCTACGACGCGTACGGCGAGGCGAAGATCGTCGAGTCGTACTCCGACGACTTCCCCCGCGTCGACGCCGACAAGGACCGCCACCGCGACGTCGTCTTCGGCCTGGGCATCTCCTACGGGTTCAGCGTGCAGGACCTGCGCGCGATCGCGATGAGCGGCAGCCGCCTCGACACGCAGCGGCCGATGCAGGCGCGCCGCGGCATGGAGACGAAGCTCGAGCGCATCGGAGCGCTCGGGGTGCCGGCGAAGGGCACGACGGGGTTCATCAACAACGCCGACATCCCGCTGTTCGGCTCGACCCTGAGCTGGACGATGGCCACGCCCGCGCTGACGATCATGGCGGACCTGCAGCGGATCACGCAGGCGGTCGTCATCCAGAGCGCCGACACCTGGGAGCCCGACACGCTCGCGATGAGCCACGACGCGTACGCCGTGGCGTCGAGCGTCACGTTCGGCTCGGACTCGCCCATCAGCGCGCTGGCGGCGTTCCTGCGGCAGAGCCCCTACATCAAGCAGGTCGAGCAGTGGGCGAAGCTGACCGGCGCCGGCGCCGGCGCCGGCGAGGACCGCCTCGTCGTCTACAAGCGCGACGAGGACGTGGCGGTGCTCGAGATCCCGCAGGACTACGAGGAGTTCCCGCCCGAGATCAAGGGCCTCGAGTTCATCACGTACGGGCACATGCGTGCCGCCGGCGTGAGCGTGAAGTTCCCCCTGGCCTGCCAGTACGCCGACGGCACCTTCGACCCCGCGTCCTGATCCCCACCCTGATCCCAACCCGCGCCACCCCGGGGCCTGGTCGGCCTCACCCCCTGGAGAGCCCCCCGATGAAGCTCAACGTCACCTCCTCGCAGCGGACCACGCTCGGCGCCGGCCGGCGCCGCATCACCCTGATGGCCGGCCGCGCCGTGCAGGTCGACGAGGCGCTGCTGCGCGACCTGCTCGAAGCGGGCAACGGCCACGGGCTCAAGCTCTGCGAGGCCGGCGTCCTCACCATCGAAGAGCCGCGCGTCGAACGCGTCGAGCGGACGACGGCGCCCGAGTACCTCGAGCTCGAGCGGGAGGGCGAGGGCACGCCCAACGCTCCGAGCACGCCGGCGACCCTCCGCGACTTGACGATCGCCGAGGCCGAGCCGCTGATCGCCGCCGAGACCGACCTCGACCGGCTCGAGCTTTGGGCCGAGGCGGACGAGCGGCGCGGTATCCACGACGCGGTCGCCAACCGCCTGGTGGAGCTCGAGAGCGCGGAGCCGCGCACCGAGGGCACCGACAGCGACCGCGAGGACGGCGCGGAGGACTGATCGGTGGCCAAGGCGCACCTCACGCAGGCGCAGTTCCTCGACGCGTATCCGGTCTTCGAACCGGCCGCGACCGAGAAGCCTGCGCTCGTGACGGCCGCGCTCGACAACGCCGCCCTCGAGACCCCGCTCGACGTCTGGGAGGACCTCGCCACCCACCGGCACGGGCTGCTCGCCGCGCGCTTCCTGGCGCGCTCCCCGTTCGGGCGCGACGCCCGCCTCAGCAAAGACGACGGCGCGACCGTCTACGACCGAGACCTCGAGCGGCTCGACCTGTCGGTCGGCGCCGCCGTCACCGTGCGGACCACCTGAGATGCCGTCGCGCGTCGTCGATCGAGACCTGGGAGCCGCCGCGATGACGCGGCGCGCGCACCGCCTCGCGCGCGGCGTCGCGGTGTCGGTCGGCGTGCACGAGCAGGAGGGCAGCCAGCCCCATCCGTCCGGACCCACGGTCGCCGAGGTCGGCGCCCTGGCCGAGTTCGGCACCGAGTCCCAGCCGCCGCGGCCGTGGCTGCGCGGCGCGCTCGAGCGCGAGGCCGAGATCCGGACCGACCTGCGCCGCGCGTCGGAGGCGGGCCTGCGCGGGCACGACGAGCTCGCCGCGCTGCGCCAGGTCGGCGAGCGGCTGGCCGACGACGTGCGCGATCGGATGGCCGGGCTCGAGCCGCTCGACCCCGACACGGTCGAGGCCAAGGGCGACGCGACGATCCTCGAGCAGACGCGCACGCTGCGCGACTCGATCCGCGCGCGCGCCCGCCGGCTGGTGGGGACGGTCCGATGACGTGGGCGACGTGGCAGACCGAGCTCGTCTCGCTGTTCGCCGACCTGTCGGAGATTCCGTTCGACTGGGCCGCCCAGCCGCGCGGGATGCACGTCGGCTCGCGCGGGCAGGTCGACCTGATCGGCCTGGCCGAGATCGGCACGCCGGACCTGCGCCACCTCGAGGACGGCGCCGACCCGAACGTCCGGATCGAGAAGCGGATCGGGCAGCGGCGGCTGACGCTGCAGCTCGACGTGTGGAGCCCGCGCCAGGCGCTCGAGCACTCCGCCCGCGCGGTGATCGAGCGGATCCGCTCGCGGCTGTACTTCGCGTCGACGTCGGCCCGGCTGCTCGCGCTGCACCTCGGCCTGATCCGGCTGACCGATCCGCTGCGCCTCGACCCGATCGAGGACGCGCGCACGGTGTCCCGCTGGTCGATGGACGCCCTCTTCTCCCTCGCGTGGGAGGAGACCGACGGCGAGCACCCGGGCACGTGGATCGATTCGGTCGAGGTGAGCTCGGCGTCGCTGCGTGACCCCGGCGGCGACCCGCTGCCCGCCCCCCTCCAGACCACACAGGTGATTCCGTGACCGTCGAATCCGTCGTCGATGTCCAGATCTCGGCCGAGACTCGGTTCCCCACGAGGGCCGGCTTCGGGACGATGCTCGTGCTCGGCTACCACACCGCGTGGCTCGAGCGCGTGCGCGTCTACGAGGAGCTCGACGCGCTGGCCGACGACGGGATCACCGAGAACGATCCGCAGACCGGGAAGATCTACGCCGCGGTCCGTGCGGCGTTCTCGCAGAACCCCCGGCCGCGGCAGATCAAGGTGGGGCGGCGCGTGGGCGCACCCGACCAGTCGATCCGCCTGACGCCGACCAGCGTCGAGGAGGGCTGGACGTACTCCTTCTCGGTCGGCGGCGTGCCCTTCGCGTACACCGCGCAGGCCGGCGACGCGGTGGGCGACGTCACGGCCGCGCTCGAGGCGCTCATGGCGGCCGACGACGACGCCATCGTGGCAGCGGCGGCGACGGCCGCGGCCGCGCAGGAGCTCACGGGCGCCGCGCTCGACGGGGTGATCGGCGCCGCCGCGATCGCGCCGCCGCGCAACCTCACCGTCAACACGGACGCGCACGCGGACTGGGACGCGACGACGATCGTGATCGAGGGCCTGGCCCCGAGCGGGCGCGCGATCAGCGAGAGCTTCGACGTCAGCGACGGCGGCGACGACGCCCTCGCTGGGACGAAGACGTTCGCGAAGGTCACGAAGGTCACGGTCGCCGCGCAGAGCGGCGCCGGCGGCTCGCTCGACATCGGGGTCGGGACGGTGTTCGCCAACGCCGACCTGGACGTCACCGGCACCGACGGGTCGACGCACCTCGACGTGGCGGCGAACGTCAGCGGCGAGTGGTTCGCGTTCGGCGGCTTCGACGCGCGGATGCTCGTGGAGGACCGCACGGCCGAGCCGGCGACGGCGCTGTCGACCGACCTCGACGCGATCCTCGAGGAGGATCCCGACTTCTATGGCGTGATCGGCGCCGACGCGCAGAGTCAGGCGCAGATCACGGCGGTGGCGGCCTGGACCGAGGCGCACCCCAACCCGGGCAAGCTCTACCTCGCGCACTCGATCGACAGCGACGTCGGCACGGCGGCCGACGACGATGTCGCCACCAGCCTCCTCGAGGCGACGTACTTCCGCAGCCACGTGCACTACCAGCGCAACGCCCACGGGACGTTCCCGGACGCCGCCTGGATGGCCTCGCTGTTCCCCTTCGATCCGGGCAGCGCGACGTGGGACTTCAAGGAGCTGTCGGGCGTGCCGATCGACGCGCCGAGCGCGACGGTGCGCACCAACCTCAAGACGAAGAACGCGTCGTACTACGTGCGGATCAAGGGCCGGAACGTGACGCGGCACAGCAAGACGGCGGCGGGCGAGTGGCTCGACGTGGTGCGCTTCGTCGACTGGACGAAGGACCAGATCGCGACCGACGTCTTCGACCAGGTCAGCGGCAGCCCCAAGACGCCGTACACCCAGGGCGGGATCGATTCGGTCGGCGGGCGCGTGCGCCAGGTGGGCCGCCGCGGCGTCGCCGCCGGCGGCCTCGACCCGAACCAGGAGCTCACGGTGATCGTGCCGGTGCTGTCGGAGATCGACCCGTCCGAGATCGCCGAGCGGAACCTGCCCGGCGTGACCTTCGACTGGAGGATCGCCGGCGCGATCCACGCGGTCTCGATCCGCGGAAACGTCAGCGTCTAAGGAGCGACCATGGCAGCGACCTACAGCTACAACGGCAACGAGATCACGCTCGACTACGCCGGGCAGCTGATCGAGGGCGGGTACGCGGACGGCGAGTTCTTCCGGCTCGAGATGGAGTCCGACGACATCGTGGACGCGGCCGGGACCGGCGGCGACGTCGTCGTCGCGCCGACCAACGACAAGCGCGCGAACGCCTTCATCATCTTGCACCAGGCCGCCGATGGAAACGACGTCTTGTCGGCGATCCGACAGGCTGGCCAGCGCACGCCGATCGGCTTCGCCGCCGCTCCGCTCTACGTCCGCGACCGGCTCGGCCGCAGCGTCTTCGAGGGGCTCGCGATCCTCGCGCGCCCCCCCGACGCGGCGTTCGCGCGCGAGGCCGGTAGCCGGGAGTGGAAACTGCGGATCACCCAGATCAGCCGGTTCGACGGCGGCAACGTCCGGCTCGACTAGGAGGCGCCATGGAGTCGGTGAGGATCGAAGCGGACATCAACGGCCAGGGCTACCAGCTGGTCTGCAAGCCCTGGCCGTACAAGGTCGGGCGCCGGTGGCTCACGCGGCTGCTGGCGATGATGTCGCCCGGCCTGGGCGCCGGCGACGTCGACTTCGCCGTGTCGGAGATCCTCGGCCAGGTGACGCCGGAGCTGCTCGAGCAGCTGACCGACGAGTGCGAGCGGCACACCGACGCGGTGCCGCTCGAGGGCGGCACGGCCGTGCCGTTCGCCGAGCTGACCCCGCTGCTGCGCGGTCGCTACGACGTGACCCTGCGCGTCGTGCGGACGCACGTGGAGCTGCAGTTCACCCCTTTTTTCGCTTCTCTGCCGAGCGTGCTCGCCGGCCCGGACCAGCCGCCCGCGGAGGCGATCGGCGCGGCGTCGTCGAGCTCGAGATCCCCAGCGAGGTAGACTGGTGGGCGCACCGGATCGCATCGAGCGAGCGCTACTCGGTCGGCCTGCACGAGATCCTCGAGCACTGGAGCCTGGCCGACGTCCTGGACGCGCACCGCGTCCTGGACGCGTACCTGCGCGCCGAGCTCGCGAGGGGGTAGCCCGTGGCCCTGCGTGAGATCCTCGCCGACCTGGTCGTGCGCGTGCGCGGCACGCGCCAGCTGGCCAACGTCCAGCGATCGGCCACCGGCGTGGTCGGCAGCCTGCGCGGCGCCGCGCGCGCGTTGGGCGCGGTGGGCGCGGCGGTCACGAGCGCGCTCGCGGTGCGGCAGATCGCGGGGTTCGTCACCGAGGTGATCGACCTGGGCGACGAGACCGCGAAGACGGCGCGCCAGCTCGGCATCAGCGCCGACGAGCTCGGGCGCTGGCGCTTCGCCGCCGAGCGCAGCGGCGTGGACGCGGACAGCCTCGCGAACGGGATGCGGCGGTTGCAGCGCAACCTCGTCGACGCGTCCGAGGGGCTGAGCACCCCGCAGCGCGCCTTCCGCGATCTCGGGGTCAGCGCGACCGACGCCGACGGCCGCGTCCGAGAGATGGAGGACGTGATCCCCGAGCTCGCCGACGCCTTCGGCCGGCTCGAGACGGACACTCAGCGCAGCGCGCGCGCGCAGCAGCTGTTCGGCCGCGCCGGGGCGCAGCTGCTGCCGTTCTTCGACGAGGGGTCCGCCGGCCTCGAGCGCCTGCGCGCGCGCTTCGAGGAGCTCGGCGGCGTGATGGGCGACGACTTCTTCGAGGACGCCGAGGCGGCCCAGGACGCGATGGCGGACTGGGACGTGGCGATGACCTCGATCCGATCGTCGATCGTCGTGTCCGTGCTGCCGGCGATCACCCGAGTGGTGACGACGATCGCGGAGTGGACCGCGACCGTGCGCCAGGCGCTCGCTCGCTCGAGCGCGATGCAGGTCGCGCTCGGCGCGCTGACCGTCGCGGCCGCGGCGCTGGCGATCGCGCTGGCCCCGGTGCTCGCGACGGTCCTGCTCCTGATCGCTCCCTTCGCGATCCTGTTCCTCGTCGTCGAGGACCTGGTGACGATGTTCCGAGGCGGGCAGTCCGCCATCGGCGACTTCATCGACGCGATGTTCGGCGCCGGCGCCGCGGAGTCGGTGGTGCGCACCCTCACCGAGGCATGGGAGGGGCTCGTGCACGCGATCCGCACGGCGTACGCGGCGGTCACCGGCGGCGAGGCGCCGACGATGAGCGGGCGCGCCGACGTCGGCGGCTCGGTGCAGGAGGAGGGTGCGCGGCAGCGGCGCGCGGCCGCGCTGCGCGGGGAGCTGCGCGGCTCGCGCGGGCAGACCTACGACGACGCTCTGGCCGAGGCCAACCGGTACCGCGCCGAGGCGGGGATGGATCCGCTCGAGCGGCACGCGGCGATGGCGCAGCCGACCCGGGCAGTCGCCGCGCGAAGCGTCGCGGGCGGCCGCGCCGGCGACGTCCACCAGGCGATCGACGCGCGGACCGAGATCACGATCCAGGGAGGTGACCCCGAGGCGACGGCGCGCGCGATCGAGCGCCGGCGCGGCGGCGGGCTCGAGCGCGCCATCGCGCAGGCCGCCGCCCGGACCCCGCAGGCGGGGGACGCCTAGATGCCCGAGGCCGAGATCGTCTTCGAGACCGCCGACGGGACGCTGATCGCCGTGCTCGCCGACGCCGTCCGCAGCGAGACGCATCGCCTCGAGGCGACGGCGACCGAGCACGCGGTCGAGCGCGGGGCGGCGATCACCGACCACGTGCGCGCGGCCCGCGACGTGCTGAGCCTCGAGATCACGATCACCGACAGCCCGATCCGACAGATCCTCGTCGGAGACCGCGGCGTGGCCGCCTTCGAGGCGACCGGCGACTTCCGCGACGTCGATCTCGACCTGCCCGCGCGGCAAGCCGCCTCTCGCTACGCCCGGGGCGGGCCGCCCGCGGAAGGGCTGCAGACCGAGGAGCGGGCGGCCGCGAGCGCTCGGGCTCAGATCTGGCAGCCCGACGCCGACCCGGTCACGCGCACCATCGACTCGTGGTCCACGCTGCTCGCGGCGCGCGACGGCGCGTGGCTCGCGCAGATCGTGACCGAGCTGCGGACCTACGAGTCCATGGTCCTCGTCTCGGCCGAGACGACGCGCACTGCGGTGCGGTGGCTCGAGATCACGCTGGACTTCGCCGAGGTCCAGCAGGTGTCGACCGAGCTCGTCGACGTCGTCGAGGTGGCGCGCCCCCGCGACCGGCGCACGCAGGACCAGGGCAGCCAGCCGACCGACCAGCCGGACGAGGCGTTGCAGTCGGTCTTGAGCAGCACCCTCGAGGGGATCGGAGGGCTGTTCTGATGGCGGTGATCCTCCGGGGCCCGACGGGGCCCGATTCGGTCCAGCGCCTCATCATCGAGGGCACCGAGTACCAGCTGCGCTGGCGGTGGCTCGCCCGCGCGGCGCGCTGGGCCCTGGACCTGTCGGACGCCGAGGGGAACCTGCTCGCCGGCGGGATCGCGGTCGTGCCGGCCTGGCCGCTACTGGCGGCGGTGCGCGCCGGCCGACCCGCGCCGCAGTTTCCGGCCGGCGAGATCTTCATCCTGGATCCGCGCGAGCGCCCGGAGCCCCCGACGCTCGAGGGGCTCGGTCGCTCCCCTTCTCAGATCGTGTACGCCGCGGCGGGTGAGGTCGCGTGACGCTGCTGTTCGGACGCACGTGGCGGGTGCAGGTCGGTCGGCTGGTGGTCGAGCCGCCGCTGCGCGTGGGCTTCGAGATCGAGCGGTCCGCCCGCAGCGCGCCGAACACGGCGACGATCCACCTGCACAACCTCAGCCGCGAGAGCCAGTCGCTCGTCGAAGAGGCGGCGGAGGCCCTCGTCGTGATCGAGGCTGGCTACCGCGAGGAGCGCACGCAGATCTTTCGCGGGGCCGTGCTCCGCGCGCGCGCCGGGCGCGAGTCGCCCGCGCGCAGCGCCCGCGACGGGATCGAGGTCGTCACGACGGTCGAGGCGAGCGACGCCGGCGTCGAATACCGGCGCGCGCGCATCGCCCGCAGCTACCAGCCCGGCGTCAGCGTCAGCACCGTGCTGCGCGACTGCGTCGAGGCGCTGGGGCTCGGCCGCGGGAACCTCGCCGAGGTGGAGGCGTTCGCCGCGCTCGACGGCGGGCAGACCAGCTACCCCGAGGGCACCGTCCTGGCGGGGCAGGCGAGCCGAGAGCTGACTCGGATCCTGCGCAGCTACGGGCTGACGTGGAGCGCGCAGCACGGGGCCGTCCAGGTCGCCCGCCGCGGCCGCGCGCTGCAGGCCCAGGCCGTGCGTCTGTCGCCGTCGACGGGGCTCGTCGGCGTGCCCGAAGTCGGCACGCGTGGCCGGGTGAAAGTCACCACGCTGCTGTCGCCGGAGCTGCGGCCCGGTCGCCGGGTGCGTCTGGAGTCCGAGCGCCTCGAGGCGACGCTCGTCGTGCGCTCGGTCCGCTACGAGGGCGACAGCGACGCGGAGTCCTGGTACGCGCACTGCGAGCTCGCTCCGGAGGCGGCGTGACCGAGGAGCTCGATCGCGACTGGTCCGGCCCCGAGGCGCTCGGCGAGCTGCTCGAGGCGTGGCGCGAGGGCCTGCAGGACGAGCTGCACACCTCGACCTTCGGCACCGTCGAGAGCTACGACGCGTCGACCCAGCGCGCCGACGTGCGGCCGGCGGTGCGCCGGACGCTGTACCGCGAGGACGGCACGCCGGTCGCCGAGGATCTGCCGGTGCTGCGCGCCGTTCCCATCGTGCAGCTGGCGGTCAACGGCTTCGTCGTGCACCTACCGGTGCGCGTCGGCGACGAGGTCCTCGTCATCGTGCCCGACCGTGACCCGTCCCGGTGGATTCAGACGGGGCGCGTCTCGGACGCGCCGGACGGCCGGCTGCACCACCTCGCGCACTCAGTCGCGATCCCGTGGCGCTTCACCCGGGCAGCCGTCCTGAGCCCGGCGCCTCCGACCGACGCGCTCGTGGTCGGCACCGAGGACGACACGGCGCGCATCACGCTCGCGTCGGACGGCTCGGCCACGGTCGAGGCCGGCACCATCAAGCTCGGCGGCGCCGCGACCGAGGGCGTCGCCCGCCTGGGCGACACGGTCGACGTCACGGTGCCGACCGGCGCCTTCACCGACTCGAACGGCGACACGTCCCCGACGGCGCCGGTGACGCTGAGCGGGACGATCACGAGCGCGAGCTCGAAGGTGAGCTCGGAGTGACGGTGGATCTCCGGCTCACGCGCCCCGAGGAGGTGGACGCCGCCAACCCTGTCGCGGGCGACCTGCACGCGATCGGGACCGAGCTCGCGCTCGTGTCGGGCGCGGCGGCCGACGTGCAGGAGCTCGAGGTGCGCTGGCGTTGGTGGCGCGGCGAGTGGTTCCTCGATCTCACGACCGGCACGCCCTACGTCGAGGGGATCCTGGTCAAGGGCGCCGGCGCCGCGAGCATCCGCGGGCTGCTGCTGCGCGAGGCGCGGCGCGTGCCGGGGATCGCGCGGGTGCGGCGCCTCGACGTCGTGATCGACCGGGTGAACCGCACGGCCGAGGTCAGCGGCGAGGCGGTCACCACCTCCGGCGAGTCGGTCGGGCTCGCGGGTTCTCTGGGGACGGAGGTCTGACGGTGGACTTCCCGATCGGATTCCCCTGGGGTTTCGGCGGCCCTGCCCTCGTCGCGCCGTCGGACGTCGAGACGCCCGACGACGGGCTGACGATGGCGCTGCGCGCCGACGTCTTCGGCGATGGCGCCGAGCTGCTGCTCGGACAGTTCCGCGATCTGCCGCGTTTCGGCGCGGTGCTCGCCGGGCTGCTCGCCGCGGTGCAGGACGCCGAGTACGCCCTGTGGCAGTTGTACACCGAGCGCGCGATCGACACGGGCGTCGGGCGGCAGCTCGACCAGGTCGGCACCGTCGTGGTGCTGCCGCGCGGCGGCCAGCGCGACGAGACCTACGGCGCCTTCCTGCGGGCGTGGATCCTCGCCCTGCGCAGCGACGGCACCTGGCCCGCGCTGGTGCGGGTGCTGCAGGCGATCGGGATCGAGCTCAGCAGCGTGCGCTACGTCGAGGCCGGCGACCCCGCGAGCTTCGTGGCGCGGCTGACCGATGGCCTGGTCGAGCACGTGGCGGGCCCCGAGATCTTCCGCGTGCTCGAGCGGGCGCGGCTCGGCGGCGTGCGCCTGCTCTTGGAGTACCCGGGCGAGGGCCACGACGCGAGCGACTCGCTCACCTACGGCTCCACGCCGACCGGGGCGGCGAGCGCACTCGGGTACGGGAGCGTCAACGACGCCGACGACGGGGGCTTCTACGGCGGCGCGGCCGCCTCGAGCGAGGGGATCTGATGCCGGCACCGAGCGAGAGCTACGACTGGGCGACGAACGCGACCTACGCCGCCGGCGAGGAGGTCGGGCTTCCGACCAAGGTGGAGCCGCCGACCGCGCAGGCCGAGGACGGCTGGCGGCCGGGCGAGCGCCCGCCCGCGCAGTACCAGAACTTCTGGCAGCACGCCGTGCGGCAGTGGATCGCCTACTTCGCGGGCTTCTTCGACGGCGCCGCCGACGACTTCGTCTATCCCGACGGACCTCGCGAGCGCGAGATCTGGATCGGTCCGCGGGCGGGGCAAGGCGAGTCGGGCTGGGGCTACAACCTGATCGACCGCGCCACCTGCACGTCCAACGGGCACGATCTCTTCGTGGACCTGAACGAGACGCTGCGGACCGGCTGGGTGCTCAAGTCGGTGACGGCGTTCGTCAAGCCCGGCACCAGCGCGCTGATGGACCTGCAGCTGTACTCGACCGCCGTCGAGGCGGGCCGGGTCGGCGCCGCCGACCCGGCCGACACGCAGCTCGGGAGCACGGGACAGAGCGACGCGAGCAACGCCTACCAGGGGATCGCCGTCGCGTTGAGCCCCGGCCACACGGTGGACCGCGCGACCCAGAACCTGACCGCGTGGCTCAAGGCGAGCTCGAGCGCGGGCGCGACGCAGGACTGGTACTTCGGGTTGAAGGTCCTCGTCGACGTGCCGGGGCCTCGCTGACATGCCCGGCCTGACCGACGAAGGGTTCGTGGCGCGGCGGCAGCCCGAGCTGCTCGACCGGATCCTCGCCACGCTCGAGGCGCAGGACGCCCTGCAGGGGCTCAACGTCCGCGCCGGCCCGATCCACCAGCTGGCATCGGTGCTGAGCGAAGAGGTCGCGTTGCTCTGGGAGGGCCTCGAGGCGGTCTACGGATCGCAGTACGACGGGGCGACCGGGATCTCGCTCGACCAGGTCGCCGCGTTGACGGGCACCCTGCGCGACGCGGCGACTCGATCGAGGGTCGCCCTCGCGTGCACTCTCGACGCGGGCACGACGGTACCTGCGGGGTCGGTCGTCGCCGTGGACGGCTCGCCCGACGCGCAGTTCCGGACGCTGGTCGAGATCGCCAACGGCGGCGCGACCTCGGCCGTCGTCGACGTGCAGGCCGAGGCCGTGGAGACAGGGCCCGTCGCGGCGCCGACGGGCACGCTCACCGTGATCGTAACGAGCGTGCCGGGATGGACCGCGGTCACGAACGCGGCCGACGCCGAGCTCGGCGCCCCCATCGCCTCGGACTCGGCGCTGCGTACCGAGCGCCGGCGCCAGCTCGCCGCGGCGGGCTCCGGCACCACCGCGGCGATCGCGGCGCGCCTGTCGCTCCTCGAGGAGGTGATCGAGGCCGCCGTCTACGAGAACGTGACGGCCTCCGTGGACGGGGCCGGGCGTCCCGCGAAGACTATCGAGGCGGTGGTCTGGGACGGCTCGCCCGCCGCGGCCGACGACGACGCGATCGCTCAGGTCCTGTGGAACCACCGCGGCGGAGGGATCCCCCCCTACGGCAGCGGCGAATCAGGGACGGCCGTCGACGCGCTCACCGGGCAGGAGGTCAGCGTCGACTTCTCTCGGGCCACGCTCGTCCCGGGCCACCTCGAGGCGACGGTGCTGCTCGTGCCGGGCGCCGACCCGACCGGGTGGATCGACGCCGCGAAGGAATCGATCGCCGAGCGCGGCCAGCAGTACGCCGTTGGCGAGGATCCCTACGCCTCGCAGCTGTCCTGCGTGCTCCTCGCGCGGCCCGAGGTGCAGGCCGTCGTCTCGCTGGTGATCGGGACGACGCCCGTGCCGGCGAGCTCGACGATCGCCATCGGCGAGCGGCAGGTGGTCCGGTTCGACACCTCCGACATGACCCTGGGGACGTGACGATGGGACTGACCACGCTGCCGACGAAGACGGCCGACTCGCTCGGGATCGACGTGACCGATCGCCCGAGGCCGTTCGAGCGCGACCCCCGCTACTCGAAGTCGGCGGCCGAGCACAACCGGCTGATCGAATACGTGATCGCGCTCGCGCTGGACGTCGGCCTCGAGGACGGCAGCACGCCGGGCTCGATCCGCGAGGCGCTGGCAGCCGCAGGCGTGCTGGGAGGGATCGACGCCAAGCCCGCCGTGCGAGTCGCGACCACCGAGGCGATCACGCTCGCGAGCGAGCTCGAGGCCGGCGACACCATCGACGGCGTCGTGTTGCTCGAGGGCGATCGAGTCCTCGCAAAGGACCAGGACGGCGGCGGGGCCGAGAACGGGATCTACGTGGTCGCCGCCGCGGGCCCGCCCGCCCGCGCTGCGGACCTCCCCGTCGACGCGGCCGCCGCGAGCGCGTGGGTGTGGATCAACGAAGGCTCGCAGGCCGACCAGCTCTGGCGGTGCACGAACGACCGGGGATCGGACGTCGTGGGCACCGACGGCCTGGCGTTCGAGAAGTTCCCCGGGTGTTGCGACTCGTTCGGCACCGGAACGGCGAACCAGCTCGAGCTCAAGCCCAACGAGACTCAGTCGCTGACCCTCGACGCGACGGGCGCCGACCCCGCGCTCGTCGGCCACGCGCCGAACACCTGGGTGCTCGGCCTCAACAGCGCCCCGTTGAAGTCGCTGCGCGTCGCCGGCGGGACGTTGGCGAACCCGTCCATGCGCCCGCGCGACGGGCACGGCGTCTACTCCGACGCGCTGAACACGGTGGGGCTCGCGGCCAACGGTCGGTCGCTCGTCGTCGACCAAACGAACGCGGCGGTAGCCGGCGACTCGGACAACGTGCTGTCGAGCGGCCGCGACGCGGTGCGGTGGACCGGGGTGTTCACCCGAGGTCTCGACGTCGGCACACCCGGCACGCCGGCGCTTGTGGTCACCAGCGCCGGCGTGCTTCGGACCATCGCCGCCGGCACCCCCAACGCTCCGGCGGTGGCGGTGCGCGACGAGACGCACGGCATGTTGTCGCCCGCGCTGAACCAGACCGCGCTGACGGCCAACGGCGAGGAGGTCATCTGGGACGCGACCACGGGCACGCCCGCACTGCTGCCGCCGAACACGGGCGGGGCCGACTTCGGGACGGCGAGCATTCGTTGGGGGACGATCTTCGCCAACATCCTCAGCGCCTCGACCAGCGCCGCCATCGGTACGGGTGGCCTCTCGGTCCAGGGCAACGTGTCGGTCCTGAACAACGGCAACCTGACGGTCGAGGGCAAGTTCATCTGGCCGCGACCCTGGGACGCGAAGGCGGGCACCACCTACACGATGGAGCCCGTGACCGACAAGGGCGACAAGATCGCTTGGAACAACGCGAGCGACGTCACCATCACCTGCGACCAGGCCGCGTCGGGGGTGCAGAACGGTGTGCGGGTCGAGTTGTTCAACGAGGGTACCGGCCGACTGATCTTCACCCCGGGGACGGCCAGCGTGCGCGTGCCGCCTGGCTTCCAGGCGATGAGCAAGGGCCAATACTCGAAGGTCTACGCCGACTACCGATCGAACAGCGAGGTCTGGCTGTCGGGCGACCTCATGCCCGGCGGCACGCGCGACCTCGGCACCTCCACGTTCAGCCTCGACGACGCCGACGCGAACCGCCCGTGTCAGTGGCGCGGGACGTCCACGGGCGTCAACGGCACCGTCGACCAGGGCGTGGCCGGCCAGCAGGTCTCCGTCTCGCTCCGGGGCGTCGGCGGCTCGGTCACCTTCGTCGCGGGATCGGGCGTGACCCTGCTCGAAGAAGAGGGCAAGACCACCACGACCAACGTCGTCAGCTCGGGCAAGAGCGTCAACGTCTCGCTCGTGTGGATCACCGGCACCATCGTCGCCCTCACCGGGGGGCTCGCGTGATCGAGCGCGCGCGCATCCATCGGCCCTCGCACGCGGAGGTCGCCCGCTTCACCAGGGCGCAGCTCATCCTCGACGAGGCCGACAAGTTCGGTTGCGCACCGCCGCTCGGCCTCTTCCATCACGGTGTCGCCGCCGTCGGCGGCCTCGGCACCGCCCCGTTCCCGTCTATCTCCGACGAGCTGCACCGCTGGGACATGGAGGACTCCACCGTCACAACGAGCAGCGGCGACGTCACGGGCGTGAGCGACCTGGTGGGCTCCGACGATCTCGTCACCGAGACGGTCGAGCCGTCGAACGCGCCCGCGGATGTGGCGAGCGATCCGGACCTCGGCGGGCGCCGCGCGTGCCAGCTCGTCAAGTCCAACGACGAGGCGCAGGAAACAGGCGCGATCTCGGCGGTGAGTGCCCCGTACACGATGTGGCTCATCTTCACCTTCGACGACACCGCGGGAGGACCGCTGCTCGCTACTGGCGCGCCCGACTACGTCGTCGGGTACGGATACCCCAGCCTAGGTCGGTGGGAATTCGAGACATCGGCCTACGGCCTGGCCCAGGGCAACGTCACCAACCCCTCGGCCAACACGAGCTACTTCGTGGCCTTCGTCTGCGACGACACGAGCAGCGAGGTCTACGTGAACGACGTCGCGCAGAACATTACGCTGCCGACGTACACCAAGCACTTCTACACCGCCGACCTGGAGCGGTTCGTCATCGGGTACACCGACTACCTCGGCACGCACACGTCGCTGAGCTGGACGGCGGCCGGGATCACCGACTCGGCGATGGGACCGACCGACCGCGCGGCGATCGAAGCGTGGAGGGCCGCCAATGCTGCGTAAGCCCACCCCGGCAGAGCTGGCGAGCAACCGCGCGCGGCACGCCCGACACGTGCGCGAGGCGCTCGAGCGACGCGCGAAGCTCGAGCGCGGCGAGCCGCTCGATGGGCGTGCCCTCGCAGCCCCCGAGCCGCCGTTGCGCCCCCCCGTCGAGCTGCCGCAACGCAAGCTGCTCTGTGTGACCGGGACGCCGTGCGGCGGCACGAGCTACACCGCGCAGCGCCTGTACGCGGCTGGCTACGACGTCCACCACGAGCACATGGGCGCCGACGGGATGGTCTGCGGCTGGGGGGTGTGGCACTTCCGCCGCCCGTACCCGATGAGCCACTACGCGTTCGACCACATCTGGCGCGTGATCAGGCACCCGCTCCGCGTGATGGAGACGCTGCCGATCTTCTCCAGCCGGTTCGCCAACGTGCTCGACGATCCGCCGCGGGATCCGGTCGAGTGCGCGCTTCGCTGGTGGGTCGAGACGCACGAGCGGCTCGAGGGGGTCCCGACGATCCGACTCGAGCGCCTCGACGCCGATCTGCCTGGCTTGCTCGCCGAGCTGCCGGCGCGGGAGGCGCGCGCCGTGCAGGCGCCCATCCGCCGCAGCAAGCGACGCCGCTGGCCCCAGGACGGCCGCGACGCCTGGTCGTGGGCCGACCTAGAGGCCCTGGCGCCCGAGTGGGCCGCGCGTGCACGCGCGCTCACGGAGGCTCTGCTGTGATCGACTGGTCGCAGGCTCTCGAGCTGGGCGGCGGCTTCGCCGGCCTCGCCGCCCTACTCGGGGTGTTGGGGCGCTGGTCGTGGACCGCGTGGCGTTCTCGCGCCGAACGGCACAGCGCCGCCGTCGAGGCCGACGCCAGCGTGCGCGTCGCGCAGGTGATCGCCGAGGAGCGCGTGGGCGTGGAGCTGATCCGCGCCGGCACCGGCGAGGCCGAGCGCCTCTGGCAACGCCTCGAGGTGGTCGAGGGCGCTCAGCAGCGGTGCGAGGAGGAGCGCCTTCGCGACCGCGAGGCGTGCGGTCGCGAGATCAGCGACCTGCGCGCCGAGCTCGGGCGCGTGAGCGCGAGGCTCGGCGAGCGCTGGCGAGACGAGGGCCTGGACGACACCGGCGTGCACGAGGTCGAGGAGGTCGCTCGCAAGACGTCGACTCCGCCGGGCTGGCGCGTCGACGTCGACGCCGAAGACGACGGGTCCTGAGACCCAGGGAGAACGAACGTGGACAAGCAGACCATCGGGAAGATCGCGAGCGCGTGCCTCGCCCTCGGGATCATCATCACGGCCGGGATCATGGCGATCCACGAGGTCGACTGGGCCGAGGCGGCCTTCTGGGCGGGCATCGGGATCGCCGGAGGGCTCGGCACCGCGCTCGCCCCGCGACTCCGCGAGCCGCGGCCGGATGGCACGCCGCCGAGCTCGCGACGCGGCCGCGGCACACCGCCGCTCCCGGTCCTCGCGCTGACCGCGATCGCGGCGAGCGGCTGCGGCGGGTCGGCTCTGAGCGCCCAGGCCGACGCCGCGCTGCTGACCTCGAGGACGCTCGCCGAGGGCGACGCGGTGCTCGTCGGCGCCCGCGCGCGCGCCCTGGACACGGTGCTCGACGACGCGCGCAGGACGTGCGGCGGGGACGGCTGCACCGACGCGCAGGCCACCGCGCTGCGCGCGCGCCTGACCGATCTCGAGACGCGCTGGGAGCCGGTGATGCGCTGCCGCGAGCCGGTCGTGCAGGGCGTACGCGCCTGGATCGATGCGATCGAGGACGCTCACCTGGCCAGCTCCGACGAGCTCGGCTGGTCGAGCGCCCTCGCGTGGGGCGCCCGCGCGCTCCTCCTCTACGCCGGCTTCGCGGAGTGCGTCGAGAGCGCCTCGGGTGGCGGCGTCGACCTACCCGAACTGCCGATGGCCGTCACCGCAGTCGTGCAAGGAGCCGCCCGATGAACGACCTCGTCAAGCAGACCGCGCTCAACATCTTCCAGGCCGCCGTCGAGCTCGCGCCCGATGTGATCGAGATGATCACTGGGCAGGCCGCCAAGGACCTGCTCGAGAGGATCGAGCGGGCGCGCGCCGCGCTCAAGAGCCTGCCGGCCGATACGTCGGCCGACGACGCGGCACGCCGCGCCGAGCTCGAGCGGCTCATCGCCGGCGAGGGGTAGTCGTGTTCTGGCTCTGGATCACTCTCGCCGCCCTCGGTGGGCTGGTCGTCGGCGCGCTCGGCGGGGCCGGGGCGCTCGCGGTCGTTCTCGTGGGGTCGCTGCGGCGGTGACCGTCCGGCTCGACTTCTTGATCCACCGAGAGGACCAGGCCGTCCTCAAGGTCCGCCGCCTCGAGCGCGACTACCAGCGCGCCGTGGGGCGGTCGCTCGACCACGGGCGCTGGACCTGGGCCGGGCGGCTTGCGGCCTACGCGGCGCGCGTGAGCCACTTCCGGCTCCGGCGCGCGCGCCGCGACCTCGAGGCGGCCCGGGTCGCCGTCGACGAGGAGCTGGTCGCCCGCGACCGTGCCGAGCGCCGTCGTCGCGGGCTGCACGTTTACGACCCCGCTGCGGGACTCGGCGCCGAGGTCGGTCCACGCGACACCCAGGAGCCGGACGATGGGTGAGCTCGCGCGCGACGCGCCCCGAGCGGCACCACCATCGCCGCGATCCGAGACAGCGACCCGTCCGAGCTCGAGCCGGACTGAGAGGAGACGAGCACCATGCCCCAGCCCCCCATCGACCTCGGCATCTGGATCGACGACCCGCCGCGCATCGTCCTGCGCGAGGGCTACCTGGACCCGCTGCGGTCGCTCCCGCTGAGCCACGTGGCCGTGATGGCGGACGGGCCCGAGCCCGGGCTGGTCGACCAGCGGTGGGATCGGCGCGACCTCGAGGCGCTCGCGCGCGCGCTGCCGCACCACCACCGCGTGCTGACGCTCTGGGTCTCGGCCGAGCGGCGCGCCCTCGACGAGCTCGTGGCCCGCGTCCCCGGCATGCTCGAAGCGCTCGGGTCGATCGTCTTCGAAGGCGACATCGAGCCGATCGGCCACTTCAAGGAGAGCGACGTGCGCGGCTTCGTCGACGAGGACCTCGACGGCCGCGAGCTCGACGACGCGGCGGCGGCGATCGCGCAGGCCCTGGTCGAGCTGCCGGTGTGCGAGATCGAGGTGACCACCTTCCCCGGCGCGCTCCGGGTCGCCCTGTCCTTGCTCGAGGAGCTCGCCCGCCGCGCGTCGCCGGCGCAGCGCGTGCGGCTGTGGGCGCAGCTCTACGCGGTGCTGACGCGCGCGGTGGGGGCGATCGCCTGGGACGGGCGCCTCGGCCCCGTGCGCTTCCCTCGAGACGGTCTCGTCGACCTGCGCGAGCAGGTGCCCGCCAGCGTCGAGGTCTGCGCGGGGCTCGCCGCCTACGACACGGTCTGGCCGGGGCACGGCGAGTCGATGCTCGTCGCGGCCGAGTCGGCGATCCTCGCGGGCAGCCCGGGCGCGCGCTGGTGGTCGAGCAAGTGGCTCTGCCGCAAGGCCGGTGCGCAGCGTCGCCGGCGTCAGCTCGAGCGCCTGGTCGAGAGGTCGACGGCGGCGAGCTCGCGGGCGTAGAAGCGACACCGCGGCGGGTAGCTGGGGCAGCTCATGCCCCGGTGCATCGGCTCGGCGCCGGGCCCGTTGCGTCCTCGATCCCCACTTCGATCCCCACCTACGTCTCCCCGAACGTCGTCTCAGCTCGCCGATCGGCCCCCTTGTCGCCGCGGCGAAGCCCAGAATCGCCTAGGTTTTGGACCTACACGCTGGAGAGAGTTCGCTTCCCAAGCTGAATGTCGACGGTTCGAGCCCGTTCACCCGCTACCGTCAAGCACCGTGATCGCGGCCGGTTGGGGCGACGCCCGAGCCGGCCGCTTCGCGTTGGGGGCCCTCGGTGTCACACGGCCTGTCACATCGGGCTGATGGGCGTCACGCCCGCCGCCAGACACGCGCGCCGCAGCGGCGTGAGCCGGCTCGACGGCTGCATCAGCCCGCCCGAGCGAGACGGGAACACCCACCCGCCTCCAGCCCCGGCGCCTGTCGCTGCAGGAGTGCACGGCGGTGCACCTCGAGCACCGCCTTCAGCTCCGGCACCAGCGGCACCTCCTTGATGTCGTCGGTCTTCGTCGAATCACCGTGTCCACGCACGTGGGCGCGCTCGATCCGGATCACGCGTTCGTCGTCGATGTCGAACCACCGCAGCGCGGCGACCTCACCCCAGCGCGCGCCGGTGAGCGCGAGCGTGAGCGCGATCGGATGCCATTGCGGAGCGTCCTGCCGGAGCTGCTCAAGCACCCGCCCCAGGTCGGCGGGCTCGAGCCCCTTCGGCTTGTTGGTTCGGCGACCCGCCCGCACCGAGCGAAGGCGAGACGCCGGATCGTGCCGCTGGCGCTCGTGCATCACGTCGGCGAAGAGCGTCTTGAGCGCGCGCAAGCGGCTGTTGATGGTGGCCGGCCGACCCACCTGCGCATCGCGCCACGCGACGAGGTCCGCCGTCGTGGTCGCGTCGAGGTAGTAGTCGCCCAGCGCGGGGAGCACGTGCAGATCGAGCACGTCCGCGTAGTGCCTACGGGTGCTCGCCTTCAGCTCGGCGAGCTTCCAGCGAGCCACGAGTGAGCGACATCCCGGAGCCGCTCGCGGCTCGCGGGCGCGTCGCCTCCCCGCTCGATTGCGACGCGAAGGTCGGCGCGCATCCGTGCCGCGTCTGCCGCGGTGGCCGCCTCCACGTCCCTCCTCTTCCTCTTTCGCTTCCCCGTCTTCGGGCACCACCCCGTCGCATCGAGGCGGTACCTCCCGGCGGAGAGCGGTAGACCCCGGGGTACTTCGTCTTCTTCATACGCATCTCCTTCACCCCGGAGCGCTGCGTGCTTGGCCCCAACGTACCGCAGCGCGCGAGCCTCGAGGAAGCGGTCGAGGGTCGCCCGGCGGAAGAGCACGCAGCGCCGCCCTCCCCGGCCGTCGGGGGCGAGCTCGCCGCGGTACACCGCGGAGCGCACGCCTTGCGGGGACATGCGAAGGAGCGCGGCGGCCTGGGTGACGTCGAGCCAGTCGGTGGGGTGCGGGGTGGCCAGCAC